CTTTTGTTTCTTAAAACTTTTCCAAAAATTCTGTCTAACCTTCTTAGATAATTTATCTCTACCTTCCCAATCAGAAGTTTTATGTTTCAATCTTGATCCAGACCTATATTCTTTAAATGATTTCATACTACTATTTATGTTTTTTCTTCATTCTTACATTAAAAACATAACGAACACCATCAGTAACCTTTGAAACTCCATGTCTTTCTCCGTATTCGTAAATTAGGGCATCGCCTTGTTCTATACGATATTCTTTATCATCAACAGTAGGAATACCACCTTTGAATTCATCCGTAGGATTCATTTGAATGATAAGACTATAATCTGTTTCACCATTCCTTGCTTGGTCTGTATGAGATTCTATATAACAACCTGGTGTGTATTTTAACACTCTAAACAAAATTGGTTCATATGCCCAAGCAAATGAATTTACATCTTCTAATAATGTAGACCAAACAAATCCCATTTCATCTAGAGTATAACTACTTAAAAGAAAATGACCTATATCACTTGGATAGTGTCTATCTTCACCAAAATAATGATTATCTGAATTACGATAAACATTATATATTCTCAATGTCAAGTCAGCTGTTACCGAATTGGGGTACAGTTCCATAATATTAATTATATTTTTTGGTTAATAGTTGACGCTGTTTCCAAAGCATAGTCATTTTATTGTTAGGGAATGATGAACACCAAGTCATTAGTTTTGCAAACAATGAATTTGTTTTCTTCTCTAATGATTTTAAATCATCATCATTTGTTACCTGAATAAAGTCTTTCTTAAAGATTTTCTTCATTACTGCAATGTTCTTTTGTGACCTTTCCCAATCAGATTGAACAATCTCTGGTGGTAATATTCTCTTTCTCTTCTTGTTTCTTTCTTGTGCGTTGTCTAATGATGCAGAAACATAAATCATTTTAGACTCATACCCAAGATAATCTAATCGTTTCCTATAACTAGCTATCTTACCTTTATCAGCACTAGTTGTATCGAAGATAAGACCAAGTCTGCCCTCTATGTATCTGTCTAAACCTCTTGCAGTCATTCTCTTCGCTTTCTTTCTTATAGGGTTTCTAACATCAGACGGTACAGTTGTTAAATCTAATGTCTGGCCTGCCTTGATTAATCCATTTTCAAATGCCTTGTCTGTATTAATTGTTTTTAAACCCAATGCATTGAGTCCTAATTTATTGACGACAGTTGATTTACCAGAACCTGGACCACCCATTAAGAAAACTGCCTTGAAAATACCTGGATCGTATACACCTTCTTGTATCAAGTCTTCTATCATGTATTCAGGTAGATTACCTTCCATGATTCCCATACCTTTACGAACATCTTTATACAACTTGTCTGCAAGTTTTTTATTCGCCACACCAGCCTTAAATGCATCGTAGTCTCCCTTTTCAGCAGCAGCACGCATTTTACTTGCACTCATACCTGATACATCATCTGCATCTGGATCCCTCTCACCTGCACTGACTATCTCTATCTTATCAAAGTCATAGTGACCATGGCGTCCTCTCGCTTTATTGTATTTCTTAATCAATGTATCAAACTCTCTGACTCTATCTGAACCTACTACCATGTAGATTTCTTTATACCCTTGATTGTATAATGCACTACAGATATCAAATATTGTTCTGGCCGCAACATCAGGTACTCCCACCTTCTTTGCAAAGAACTTTCTGAGATACCAAACACACTGTTTATGCGTTAAAGGATTCTTCTTCTTATCAACTGAATGTGATGTGAACAACATAGGGTCACCTTTGACCTGTTTTGCGATTCTACTAAGTCTATCTACTAGTTTTGCGTGTCCTGTTGTTGGTGGATTGAAACGGCCAAATGAAAACACTGCTGGTTTATTCTTAGCTTCTGATATAAATCTTGTTAGTGTTTTTGCCATTACTTATCCCAATTTTTTGCTACGGTGAAATTATTCAATGAAAACTCCAGTCTATCAACTAGTTTGACTGCCTTGCCATCATCATCTACTGCGACATATCCTTCTGGATTCACAACATCAAACCCTTTAGAGGTCTTCTTGAATGTTCCTATACCCTTTGCAGTATTTAGTCCTTTGATAATTATACCCTTTGCATTAACTAAATTGGTTTGAAATGTTGTTAATGCGGTTATTAGAAGTTTTAGGCCGACTAGTTCTCTTCTTAATTGTTCGCCCATTTGTTGTTTCATTTGTTTTGTCTTTTCCATTTTAACTTTTGCAACGACTTTATCTTTCCAATACGAATCAAAATGTTTTATATAATCGTTGTAAGTTAGTTTGAATTTACCCTTTCTAATTTCTGTGTTCATGTATGTCTTATAGGTTGCACCTGCACCCTTCTGTTGTATAGTCTGTTGAACTTTCTTAAACTTTAACAATGCAGGTTTCTTAATCTTATGAAATGATTTACCTGTTTCTTGTAGTGCCTTAGTTAATACGACTGTATCTTTTGCCGTCAACTTTGACTTACCTGCAACACTTTTGTATGTTGCATCATCAATCCATACATCTTTATTGTGTCCCAATGTAGATATATCTGCACCAAATGATGCACCAAGGTCTTCTATAGTTGAACCCTCATAGGTGGTGTGAAAGACTATACCATATTTTGCAGTAGCGATAGCCTCACCCAAGTCTGATTCAATATCAGCGGCATATAATATTGTGTTTGGTTGAAATGTGACATAATTTACACCATCAATCTCTGTCATTTTCTTATCTGACTCAGTGAACATCAAGTCACCTTGTAAGATTTTATTCCATGATAGTCTAGATAGATAGTTAAATGACTCTATGAACTTCTTCTCTAAGTCACCAGATAGTTCAGATGCTTCTTTGATTTGTTGAATTGAGGTGTAGTGTAATTGTTCTTTAGTGAATAGTGATTTCTTTGCGACAAAGAATTGTCCTGTTTCGGGGTGTTTTCCTGCCCAAATTGCTGGGGCACCATCCCATTTGACAGTCATGTTGACACCTTTCTTTGAGGTGCCTTTCATCATGTCCCTTAAAGACCTGAGAAAATTTATAGATGCTCGACCACCATCAATACCGTTATTGATGATTTCGTCTTCTAAATGTTCTAAATGTAGGTTCTTAACTGCCATAAAGTAGTATCACTTTTATCTTAATGTTCGTGTAATACTACTATTTATGTGTTTTAGATTCTAAGAAAAGTCGACATTGGCAGAATCTTCGCCATTGTCTATGATTTTCTGTATGTGTGCGATATCGTCTTGTATATCACTAGCAGAAGATTCAAACTTTGCCTTCTCGCCTGCCCAAAATGCATCGTCTTTTGTATTAGTGAAGTAGTTCCATTCAACATACATATCACCACTTGTTGCAGATGAATTTGCGGTTCTCCATGCTGCTAATGCACTCTTAATACCACCTGTTCCTGTATAACTATACTCTGTAGAATCTGAATCATGGCGGTCAGCGAATTGAACATAGATATGGTCGCCTTTGTCAGCAGCGGACCTTTTAAATACTACTGTTCCATTGCCTCTAGCAGGGTCTAATAAATCAGCTTGTTTCTGTTTCTCTGCCAGAAGAGCAGTTAATCTTGTTTTTTCGTCAGCGTAATGTCCCATAAAAAGAAATCTCCTTTGTTTCTATGGACTATTTAGTTTTTCTAGTTTTTTGCAAGCGGTCTGGAGTGTAATTTAGACTCTATTTGTTGAATTTTTTCAGCAATTATATCAGCTTTTCTGTTCTCGCCTTTCTGTTTGAATTCTCTCATGGCTTTTTTAAGTTGAACTTTATAGGTTATAAGTTCGATAACTTCATCAGATTTTATGTTCTTTGATGGCGTCATGCTATATCTTCAAACTTTTTTGCAACAAGTATGCAATTCATATATGCTTCTGGATCATCAACATTTTTCCAGATTTCACATAAGTTTTCATCTTCAATAATTGGGTCGTCAATTATGATTGGTTCGGGTTCTTCCGGACACAAGTATGTTCCATCTCTATCGTTATAACATAGACCCTCAATGAGTTCAACATGTGAACAACCCATAGGGATTAAAAGCATCATGAATAATAATGTATATCCTATCCAAAGTAAAGGAGTATCCTTAGGTCTCATGCTATTTAATCTCTCATCTAAACTCAATTTTTTCATATTACTATCTATTATAACAAAAAAACCACCTATTTGTATAGGTGGTTTTCTCTTCTTTTAGCCCACCCCTAGACTAGAAATCTCCCTCTGCAACTTGAACTACAGTGGTGCCTCTTGCCCTCCACATATCAACGACTTTGTTTCTATCGTCAAATACAAGGTCAATTTTACCACCAAATTCTTCAAACTTGTCAGCAAGTTCTGCTTTAAATACTTCATCAGGATCATATGAATCATTGGGCCTAAGGAAAAGTCCTTTGTGACCATCACCAATCCACTCTGAAATTTGTTGTTCAGTAACCTCTCTTTCTGATTCATTTCTTGCAGAAAAGAAAGCAACATCATCACCTTGTGCAATGTATCTTTTTGCGATATCACAAACCCACTGAACAGGCGTATCATTTACTGTCTGTTCTTTAAAAGATTGCCAATCGTTATTGTTCTCCACAAAATGTCTCCTGTGGTCACAATCTGCGATTGTTCCATCTACATCAAAAATTACTGTTAATCTATTCATTTATAATAAACCCCAAAACATAATTGCAAGATATAATATAAATGCAATTATTATATAAAATGTCCATTTGAAGAGTTTTTTCATATCAATTCTATTTCTACTAACTCTTCTTCTAACTCATGTTCTTCATTAATAAGTTCTTCTAACTCTTGTTCAGACTCATGTTTTGCCTTTAATTCGGCAGTATCTTTGATGCCCTTTTTAAGGTCATCAATTGTTAAAACTTTGGGTTTGTCCCACTCTTCAGCACCATCAATGTAATAGTTCATCAAGTTTTCGGTGACTATTTCAGAACCGGTTATATAAGAGAAGGCGAACTCTAAACCATTGTATGCGTTAAGATATTGCATTACAAGCGCATCTATTGTCGCCTGAGACACATTTGGCGCATCATAGTAAGCGTGTTCACCAGGGCCGTAAGCGTCTTCTTCGTAGACTAACTTCTCAGTTGTGAAAGGAACAAAGATGGTATCACCACCTTTATATTTGTAATGGGGAGATGTTTCGTCTCCATAATTCTCAAGATATTGTGTAGTGATTTTAGCTGCCTGATGTGCCATTTGGGGTCTCCTTATTAAGATGTTTTTTCATTATGTGTCCATTTTACACAAAAATGTGACCTATTGTCAAGCCCTACGAATAAGAATTTTTGTACTTCCACCATCTGAATAGAAGTTCTCTATCTCTTTAATAACCTTAAAATCACGAGTGAGTAGTATGTGTTCGGCAGCCGTATTATCTGAATGAATACATGTTTTAATCAAAGGATATGATTCACATATATGAGTGGTTAAGATACCTGATATACCATTCATTCGATAATCTGGATGAACACAATTATCTAAAATGTTATATGATATCTGATTATAATACTCTTCTGGTATCATATGGTCATCTAAGTTGTGTATTAGGCCGATATTATGAGCAACAACTTCGCCCTCTAATTCTACGACCCAAGAATCTGTTAGAAATGTACTTAAAAACTTCCATGAATCTATAGACCAAAGACCTGCTTCATGATAGTGATTAGCATGTTGATTATTGAAACATGCCTCTGCATCTTCTGGTTTAATCTTTCTTATTTTCATCTCTAGTAAAGAACATTCTAATTAAATACACTCTTATTACAGCAATAAGAGTAAAACAAAGTGTCAACCAGACACTCACCATAAAGGTTGATAGTGCTAATATATCTATAAACACATACAAAAGAACGACACTTATCGGCCAATTGATAACCAAACCTGTGCCTACTGTGACAACAGATTCTTTTAATGCTTGTCTCTTTCTATTCATGATGTATGCCATAGTAAAGTAGATATAGAATATATGACTCCACAACCCAATAAAGGCCATCGCCAAGTTTTATTACGCCACATAATTAATCCTAATAATATAACTGTAGTACCAATAACGATGTCTGCATATAAGACATTGGTATAATCTGTGGTCCAAACTAATTGTTCTTTCATTGTGGTGGTGGAGCTGATAGGAATCGAACCTACGACCTACTGGATGCAAACCAGTCGCTCTCCCTACTGAGCTACAGCCCCATTCTCCTCTTCAAGTATTCTATCTAATTCTTCTAAGTCATATTCACCTAGAAGTTCTACTGTAAACATATCTCCCTCTGTCTCATGTTGTACTACATATAGTAGTTCATGACCAAGAGATTCTAATTTAGCTACCATTATAGTAAATTCTCTATATTGGTCTCTATCGATTCTAATCTTCTTATCTTCGATTAAGACCCCTCTTTTTTTAACTGGAACCATGTCTAGTATATTCATATTGTTCTTACCGCTCTCATTCTTTCTATAGGCATGGGTTCGCCTGAAATTCTATGAAAGAACATAACTAATGTTAATCTTTCTTCTTCTTCAACTTCGAAATTGTTAGCACCATGATAACAATTCGGCATTAACAATAGTCTATTAAATTTGCCCTTAACATTTACATGTTCTTCAAATGAATCGTTAAACTCCATTTGAACTAGTGTGTCCCTCTCAGTCATATAACCTTGAAGATTACATTTCGTTTTTGTTTCAATATGAGCTGGGTCAAGTAGTGTACCTTCCTTACTAGTATAGATTGAAGTGCCATCACTATCATTTAGATAAAGTATGCCTGTTGCATAACCATTATCACTATGAATCCACCCACGATGCATCTTGGCAGGAATCCTTTGAAATGCCATAGTGCAATCAACTAACCCTACAGCAGATGACCCATATGAAGAATACTCTCTATCACTTTGACCCAAATCAGGTAAAGCTTGAAATAAACTCATCGTTTTTGTGACAAGATTATCATAAAATATTTCATGTACTTCATGAAGTGGTCGACTTCTAGTACCAGGCCACATTCCATTTGGGTCAGGTGTAAATTCTAATCTATTGGCCAACTCTACAAGTTGGTGTGGTTCATTTAAAAAGTCGTCAACTATTGTTATTGGTATCATCGACCTACATCTCCTAAATATTTTTCTTTACATTCTTCCCACGACATACTAATTATATCATCGTAGAATAATGTCTCAGTTAAATTTTGTCTATCTGATTTCATAAGATTAGTAATTCTCTTAGCGGCATATTTCTCTTTCCATAACTGAGTTAATGATTCTACTGAACCATCGTTAGAGTTTCTAACTAACTGGTCTTCTTCTATCTCACCTCTAAGAAACTCTCTAGAGTTTTCATAGAATGTAGAATAATAAATGCCTCTTTGATGGTCACTCTTCTGTAATTCTTTTGGTATCTTTAACTGTGAATACATGAACTGTCTCATACGATTTCTATGGTCTCTCTTCAATGTCTGGCCACTCTCTCGTTTTGCAACATACAATAAAAAATATCTCTCGTTAAAATGATGTTCTGCGTAGTCAAGCATAGCTCTTTCAGTGTCTTTGGTCATTTCAAATGATAATGAACCTTTACTATAACCCATTTTCTTCCAATGTTTAAGTCTATCGTATTGTGATAAACCACCTGTCTTAGTTTTACCATACAATGATGTAGTAGTCATACCAACTAACTTATCACCATAGTTTTCTTCCCACTGTTTCTGTATCACATCGGCAGTGCATAACAATGCCATGAGTTTACCACCTGTGTAATTAAAACCAAGTGGTTGTGTTGGGAGAATACTCGAACCTATAGCACTGGTATTCAGTTTACCAGAATTCGTTTTGTATATTCTCTCCCAACCAATGTATTCATCTCTAGGTGTTAAGTCAATGAAGTCGCCTGTGATACAAATGACACCAAGATACTTACCTGTGACTTTATCTCTAACTATATAATGCAGATTTCTACCAATGTTAGATGAATTCTTCTGGCTGTGTGTCATTGTTCTTAAACAATTCCACCTCTCAGTAAGAGAACCAGCGGCTTGTCTATCTTTCTCAGAATCAGTGTATATCAATTCTGGTTCTAGATTAACGAAGTCTGCATATGTATTTGGAAACCATATGTTATTCTTAGTCTCATTGATTAGTTTTAAATGGTCTTCGTTTACAAAGTTTACTTCTTCACCATACAATGTTGAGACTGTTTGTGTTGGATATTTTAAATGTATTTCCTGATACTTCTGGTATAAGGTGTATTCTGCCACACCCATTTTAGAAACAAATGATAAATCTTTGATTATCATCTCTCTGAGTTCTTCTCTAGAGATGATATCTTTCTCAGGTCTATTGGCCTGATACTCATCAAATTGTTTCTGAACAAATGGTTCCATTAGTGATTTCTTCCTCCCTCAAATACACATATAAAATATAAACCAAAAAAACCTGTATTAAAAACTCTATGAAATTCTTTCTTATGAATACAAACTATATCTCCTGCCTCTACAGGAAATCTTTCATCATCAATCTGCATTTCACCCATACCTTTATGAAAGTAATAAACTTCTTCTTGGTCGTCATGTGAATGTCCAGTTGTTGACTGATTCGCCCTTAACATTGTACTGCTAAGAGTTAAGTGTTCGCCAAAAGGATTATCTTTTAATAGATATCGAGAAGTGTCTTTAATAATTTCTCCACCTATATCTTCTATTCTAAGTTTTTTCATTATCTTAATCTCTCTTCGAGAATTGCAATATCTCTCAACTCCCTCTTAGTCGGTTCTTTAATTTTTTTTAGTCTGTCTAAGGCTCTTTGTCTTCTGACCCTAATGTTTTTATTTCTCCACGCTCTTACGCCCATACTACACCTTGAAATCGTTAAACTTGTCTGATGGTCTTGTTCTATCAGCAACAGGAATACTATCATCAATTAATAGTTCGCCATCGACTAATTCTTCCTGTGCCTCTTGTTCTACATCATACAGTTTCATTCTTGACCTATCGACACCTATAACAAATCGTTTAAATATCGTGGGGTCATTGTATCTGTTCTTCAATTGTTTTACGACAAATTGGTCTAATTCTTCAAGTTCCTCTGATGTAATCAATGCGAACATTAAGTCAGCAGTTGCTGGTAAACCAAATGATTCTGATGTATCTTCTAAACCAATATCAGTGGAACCGAAACCACTTCTTGTAGTTTGTGTTGCACTCACAATTGGTACATCATATTCTACTGCAATGCCTCTAAGTTCTTCTGCTATACTCTTCACCAATGTATATGAGTTTGCACCAGCGCCTGGTCTAATTCTCTGAGATGCACAAATGTTTAAGTAGTCTACAAAAATAACATCTGGTTGAAAATCTTTTTTGATGTTTAATTCTTGTAATAGATGTCTGAAATGTCCTGCATGAGCGGCTGCTGTTGGGTATTCTTTACATATAAGTTTACCCTTTGTCTTGTTCTTAAGTCTACCAATCTTCTTACCATATTCTTTCTTAGATAAGTCTGGTAAATCTTTCATAGGAACATTCATGATGTTTGCATCTATTCTCTCTGCAATTCTTTCTTCACTCATTTCCATAGTGATATACAATACATTCTTATTCTGCATCAAAGAACTTGACGCCATATGACACATGAATAATGATTTACCAACACCTGTTCCTGCAAGACATATGTTTAATGTCTTATTTGGCAGACCACCTTTTGTAATCTTATTAAAGTATTCTAAATCAAAAGGTAATTTCTCTTCTTCATGCGTATAGAAATCATGTCTTTGTTCTGCATCTTCGAGTTGGTCATGACCAATGTGTTGGTCAAAAGACACGGAAAGGGCATCCTTTAATAACTCTGGTATTTCGCCGGTCGACCTTTGAGATTTTTTATCTAAGACTTCAATAGAATCCATAACTGCAATATAGATTGCTCTATCTTTGCACCAAGATTCTGTTTCATCAATAAGCCATTCTATAGGTGTTTCATCTTTAGGCATCGAGCCCAACAACTCTTTGGATCCTTTGACTACATTCTCTGACTCAGAGGTGATGTTGTCTAGGTTAATGAGAAGTGCTTCGAGTGTTGGGCTCTTAGTATACTTATCGAAATAATGTGTAATTTCTTTGTATACCAATTGCTCTGATGAATCGGCAAAATACTCAGGTTTTAGGAAAGGAATTACTTTCCGTGAAAACTCGTCATTCTGTATCAGATTCTTGAGTATCGTCTGTTCTATTCTCGTTGTTTCCATATTTAAAATATTGATTTGCTACCTTTTCAAGTTTTTCCATTACTTCATCTGTGAAGTATTTCTCTGGATTATTATTAATCGTTTTACCAAACTCTGTTTTTCCATTTGGTAGTTTGACTCTGGTTGAAGATTTTTCAAAAACTCCACTTGCAAGTGCAAGGTCTAGTAGACCATAATATCTATCTAGTCCTTTATCATATGTCAATCTGACATCGACCATTCTGTTCTCAACAGTAAGTCTTGACTTTGCGTTCTTACAATGAATGATGTTTCCTATAATCTCAGTTCCCTCTTTCTCTTTTCTTCTAGAAAGATATATGATTGAACTAGCGGCATATTTAAGTCCACTACCACCACCCATTTCTTTCTGTGGGAACATAGAACCAATCACATCATATGTGTGGTTCGTGACTATCATAGGAACTCCTGCACGACCAAGTTTTAGAGTTAATACTCTAAATGCACCCTTTGTTATTTGGGCACGAGTCATGTCTTTAGTTTCCTTTCCTTCAGCAGTATCTTCGATTTCTTTTGTAGTTGATAACATACCAAGACTATCTAAACAAAACATCATAGGAGGTCTATCGTCTTCTGGTGTTTCTAGATATCTATCGAGAATATTGATTGCCTGATTTCTAAATTGTTGAACTGTTATTACAGGCACGATAACAACTCTGTTTGAATCTATTCCTCTATCTTCAATCATTTGCTTACTAAGAGCAGATTCAGATTCAAAATAGATAACAGCAGCTTCAGGATTATCTTCTAAGAATTGTTTGCACATTCCTAATGCGAAGTAAGTTTTACCTGTTGCTGATTCTCCTGCGATTGCAGTAATTTTGTTTTTAGGTAACCCACCGAATAGTGAGCCACTTAATAATGCATTGAAGACATATGACCCACTGTCTACGAATGAGTCAACATCTCCAGCTGCAACACCATCTGCAACAATACCTGCGTATTCATTGCCGGATGCTTTAACTAAGTCTTTGATGAATGACATATTTCACTTCTCCATAATATAAAAGTTTTTTTATACTGTTTCCAGTATACTACTTATGGTCAATTTTGTCTAGAGACTTTTCTAAATCTTTTAGGGTATCTGTATAAAAATCTTCTTCTAGTGAATGACCTGTCCATCGTTCTTTCATCATTTCTAGAATAAGTTTCATCTGTGTTTCAAGATGAACAATGAATCCAAATATTGTGATAATCATTAAGATGTAGAATACATCCATAAGTGTTATCAGCATATTATGATCCGTTTCCATTCTCCAACTCCACTGTCCCATTCTCTATCAAAACTTTTCTGTTGGCCATATGTTGTTTTTCAACTTCTTCTTTATTACCACCTGTGTATGCGACTGCATGATGGTCATCAATCATCTGTTGATTGATAGAATAAGAAGAAGAACCATGATATAAATTACCTAAGATTCTTCCAAACTTTCCTCTGTCATGAGAAACCATTTGGATATCTCCTTCTTCTAAGATTTTTGCGAGATGAGCTTTAGAAGCTTTACCAAATTTCTTTTCTACTAAATCACGAGTTCTAGATTCAGGTGTATCAATACCCAACATCCTAACTCTTTGTTTTTTGTAAACCATTCCGAAACCAAGGTCTACATCAACATCAACTGTGTCTCCGTCCACGACTCTTACGACATTTACTTTATATCTATACATAATTGTGTTGTCTATGTTCTTTTTTATTTTCCCAATCTGTTATTGCCTGTCTTATAGAATCTTCTGCAAGAACTGAACAATGCAATTTGATTGGTGGCAATTCAAGTGCTTTTGCTATATCTTTATCTTTGACTTGTTTTGCCTCTTCAATTGTTTTACCTTTCAGCATATCAACAAACAATGTAGATGATGCGATTGCACTTCCACATCCATATGTTTTAAATTTAACATCAACGATTCTTTCTTTATCGTTAAGTTTAATTTGTAATCTCATTACATCTCCACATGCAGGTGCACCTGTCATGCCTGTAGCAACATTAGGGTCATTAGGATCAAAACTGCCCACCGAGTGTTTATGCGGATCATTTAGAACAGATTCAAATCTGTCTATGACCTTCTTACTATATGCCATATTAATATATTTAGTGTTTTTCTAACCGAAGAATGAATCTAATGATGCGGTGGGTTCTACATTCCAATCTATCAATTGAACTATGTTTTTGAGTGGTTCGACAAATGATTTATCAAACTGTAAATCATAATCTACAAATCTATGTAAGTCGAATTCTTTTGGCAATGAGTTAGTAAATGATATCACATTCTCATTAATAGGATTAGGCATAGTGAGATATGTAAAGTGTATCTTCTCACCATTTAAAATGGGTTCATATCTCTTCATAAGATTCATCTCTTTAAGTCTATGATTAAACAACAATGAACCTCTAACATGAATTGGTGTACCCTTTGAATATATATTTGTAGTGTCTGCGTATTGAATTAAACCTCTGCACCCTCTAGGGAACGCAACATCTTCTGGCGGTAATTCTCTAAACTCTTTTCTTGATGTCTCTACGAAATTCCATAGTTCTTGTTCTGTTCCAGTCATTACAAGTTTAATTGCTTGTTCTAATCTTCTTCTAACCCACAAAGGCGTAGACGACTTTGCAGTCTCAATACCCATGAGTTTAAGTTTTGGTTCTTCTAATCTTACACCCTCGTTATCATGCACATTAAGAATGTATCTTTTCTTTGCAGTCCAAATACCCTTATCTGCAATAACTTCTCTGCCCATTTCCATCTTCTGTTGAAATGCGTTTACATACTCTGCAAGTTCTACAAACCCTTCTTCTAATACTTCTTCTATCTTATGTTCTACCTTAGATAAGAAATCGATAATCTTATCTTTATCTGTTTCTTCTGGCATAACTGCATTAACAAATTTGTCCATTGTAAGATAAATTGAATCAGTATCAATTGCGATTACATAATCTTCATTATCTGTTTTAAGTAGTTCATTAAGATACCTATTGACTATCTTCTCTGACCATCTAATTACCAACTGGCCAGCAGTTGTAATTGCTTCTGCTAAGTCAACACTAAAGAAGGCGAACCACTGATTCGCCATAGAACCATATGCTGAGTTCAATGCAATCTTTCTTACTTGTTGATTGTTGTATGCCCTTTTGATAAGTGTATCGAGTTGTCTGATTCTTTTTGCATCAGTTGTTCTTTCTTTTTCTATCTGATACTCAATCATCTTTTTCTTCCATGCCTTTCTTTCGTCATACATGATTTCCATAATCTCAGGAAAGAAACCTTGTTTGTCTCTAGAGAACATGACACCATTAGGTGCAATAGAAGTATTCATCTTCTTACCTATCGATAAGTCCATTTCTTGATACAACATTTTATCTACTGTTGCATCTTGACGATTGCCTTTAATCATTTTCTCAGGCGAAATGTTCCACTGCATAATTAAATGTGGATATAGACTATTCAAGTCAAATGACATCACCCAATTATGTCCACCTACAATAGGTTCTTTTACATATGCACCAACTATCTGATTGTTCTTATTCTCATTCTTCTTTTGTGGTGGTGTCTGAACACCTTGTTCTTTTAAGAAATTGTATATGATAGTTTCCCAATACTTAACCATACCAAATGTATCGATGTAATTACACTTGGCATCATATGCCATCGCCTGTGTTAAATCTAAGAAACCTAATTTCTCTTCTAGTTCTTCTACGAGAACAACATCACGAACATTGTATTCAAGATACTTTGCATAATTATTTTTGTATAAGGTGTGAAGTGAACCATACTCTGAGTAATCTAACTTCTGTTTACCCAATTCAAAGTGAGCAATGTAATCTAACTTATATGATTCTTGATTATGAAATGTTGACCTCTTGTATAGTTCCATATAGTCAACAACATTGACACCACTTAAATCAAATATCTGAGTTCTCTGATAACCATGTTGTAAGAATTCTCTTTGAGATGATTGTCCCCATGGCGATAACTTCTTATGTGTATCTTCACCAAACAATCTATCATATCGATTACAAAGATAAGTCATATCAAATGAATCTACATTCCAACCTGTAATGATATCAAACCATTCTGACCTCCAATACTTCATGAAGTTCACTAATAGTTCTTGTTCGTTTTTACAGTTCACATAGACTACATCTGACTCTGTCTCCCATTCACCAATACCAAATACGACAGTAGATTTGCCGAAAGGTTTAATTGAAATTGCGTTTACTTTTTCGATTGCCTGGTGTGGTTCTGGAAAACCATTCTCTGATTCACACTCAATATCAAGTGTGGCAATCTTTATGTGTTGTGGGTCAAAATTTATTTTGCCAGGAAATTTATCTGAGATGTAAGTATAAACATATCTATCATAACCATGAACTTCAAAACCATCTATCTTCTGATACTTGTCTTTGAATTTCTTGGCGCCTGCCATTGAGTTGAGATTAACAACTTCTAATGGACGACCATCGAGTGCCTTATAAGGGGAGGAACTTTTCTTTGATGGTATGTAAAGATTCGGTCTATACGATACAGAAAGTTTTTGTTTCTTTCCGTTCTTATAACCTATTGCAAGTATTTTATCACGAGAACGACATACATTAGTGTAAAAATCCATAGTATAATTATACTATACTATGGTCTATTCTACAAGGGTCTTTTGCTGTCTATAGTCAAAAATACTGGCAGCATTTTTGATATCGGTCCAATAAGCAATGCGTTCCAATTCTTTCTCAATTGTTGCCATTATATCTGGATGTTCTGCAACACCCACTGCATTTTTAGTGAGAATCTCCACATTAACTTTGTGTTTCTCAATCATTGCATCTGCTTGTTTTACTTGAGCTGATAGAGCTCTATCGATAAAGTCATTCATAATCTATTTCCTAATTTGGCCTCTGACGCCGTGTGTATTACCTGTTGCAACTTTGAAATTAGTTTCAAGTTGAGGTTTAGCATCAAAGACTGTTTGTATCAATTGTTTTTTTATTCTAAAAGTATATTCTTTGGCGAAAGGAATCCATGGTGCCAAATTGACTTCCATAGTTCCATCTTTCGCTTCTAAAACACATATTTGTGCATCTTGTATAGTATAGTCTCCATTATAGTGTTTGGTGACAAACCCTATTAAGACTTCACCTGTGTCTAGGCGTATGCATTTTACATCAAGCATCTAATACCATTTCCTGTAGTTCTACTGACCTTCTACCTACTTGCCCAAACCATTTTGAATCTTCCATTTGAGCAGCCATTTCTCTCCAATCAGACTCAGAACATGCCTTGAGCATGTTTCTAAACTTTGCTAATCGGTTGGCACCCAAATTGAAACACATATTAACTAATACATGTTGCACATTCTCTGGTAGATTATCAAAATCTATGTCGTGTGCTTCACAAACATGTAATGTTTCGTCTACATGTTTATCAAAATCTACTTCATAGTATCTATCTACCACCTCTTGTGAAACTGGTGTACCTGCTGGTTCACCAAATTCGTGGTCATCTTCTCTGATGAGGTGACCGACACCTAGGGTTAAGTAACCTAGTGAGTCTTCATAAACTTCTAGAACTTCTCCCTCGTGTCTTTTTATTTGTTCTTTCAAGACTTCTTTATTCATATTAAAGTTGGGTTATGGTTATTCGGATTTAGGTTCTGGATCTTGTTTTGCAACAAATGTAAATCCAGCATCTGCCTTAGCAGTTTTAAAAGTTGCTTCAGCGACTTCATTTCCATCAGCATCGATATTAGGAAAGTAATGTCCTGTTGGAGTGCCGTCAACATCTTTAGTGAATTTGTAGTTAGCTATTGCCATCTGATTTTTCCTCTCTTTTGATTTGCTCTTGGATTAACTCTACTAGAATATCACCCATGAGATTATTTAATTCACCATTATTTAGTAATTCTTCAACCGCCTCATCAGAAGGTTCAACACCTTCTGGTAGTCTTCTGATTGTTCTTTTAAAATTCATCTGTGGTTCACCATCTACGAATTGAACATCACCATATTGATAGACTAAACCTTTCCATTCTCCAGATATCAATTCGATACCTGCATCTTTTTCATATGGATTTTCTACAACTTGATAAACTTCTCTAAAAAGCATCGTTCATTCTTCTCTCAAACTCTTCATAATATTCATCTTCTGTAAGATGAACCTCTGCGTAGTTTTGTCTAGCAAGTTCTAACTTCTCTTTTCTGAAAACTTCGTCTCTTAATTGTAATGACTTTTCTAAAAACTCTTCGAAAGTATAGACTCTTTGCCACTTGTCTATTCGATATGAGTTGGTGCAGTCATAGTTTCTCCAAACAAATGGAACAATACCTATTGCAAGTGCCTCTGGATATCTGGCTGTTGTTGCAGTTTCATCTAACCAATTAAAACATAATGTTTCTCTACAACCCTCCAATAAAGGATAGAGTTTTCTCCAATCTTTAATCCATTTGGCTTCTCGTTGAACACCAGATGGCATTCCACCTATAAGTTGGCATGAAAGTTCACTTCTATAAATTTGACGAATGGTCTTTTCTCTATCGTGGCCATGTTTCATACGACCCCAATATCCAAAGTCATGAGTCTTAGTTGACCCAACCATTTCCGCCAAAGGGTTTTTTAGGGTGTTTATGAAGTGATACTTCATGCCGTGTATGTTACCACTAAAATCGACTTCATCGATAGTAGTGAATGATTTGATATTAATACCTTTAAATACTTCTTCTCTATATAACTCTTCTGTATCTGCCCTATCACTACAGAACATTATAACATCTTTACCTTCGAAGAAAGGTCTGATTACATCCATATGTTCGTTAGACTTCGCTAAGTCTTTTGGATTCATCTGTAGTTCACCGTGATATCTGAACTCACTATCACTTGGTATAACAATTACATCTGCCCAATCAATAGTCTCAGGTGTTCTCTTTGGTCTTTTATTTTCAAATGATACATTATAAGTATCGTACCTATGTTGAGGATTTGCTCTCATCCATCTCACATAATTTTCAAAGAAACTATCTAATACTGTCTCTAAAGGTCCATTGTATTTCACAAATGAACGAAGTCTTGCTATAGTTATATTCATGATTGGGTTACCCTCCTTCTTAAACCACTACTTGAAAATGAATGTTTTCTATTGGTATAGTAAACTTTTATAGGCAAGTAATCTCCTGTAAAAGTTTTGTCTTTATAATCTTCACCTATAAATCTTACATCGATTGGTGTTGATTCTAGTAAATCTATCAGACTCGCTTCTGTATCATATGGTATAACTTCATCGACATATTGTATCGCATTAAGTTGTACGAATCTTTCGTATACAGACTGTACTGGTTTATTCTTTTCTTGCCTATCAATAGTTGGGTCAGTCTGCAACCCTACAATTAAATGTTCACAATTCTCTCTCGCTTCTTTTAACATTACTACATGTCCTGCATGTAATAAGTCAAATGCGCCACAAGTAAATCCTTTTTTCTTTGTCATATATCTCACCTAATAATATCTATATTACTATTCTTAGACCAAACCTCTAGTTCAGTTCTAAGTCTGTTATCATTTTTTAATTTCTCGTATCTTCTACCTGCGTGTTTCTTCCACCATGTAATGATACTATCGTATTCAAATCTATCAAAGTTGATATTCTTTTCTAATGTATCAGTTTCTAAATTCAAATACTCTTTTACATTCTTGAAACCATATGTTCCAAGATATTGTCTCTTCTGTTCTGTAAGATTCTTTGCATCAACGAAACATTGTTTGAATGGTTTTAACATTTCGCTATGATGTTTATCTAATGAATTTCTTATAATAGAAATCATCTTGCCTTGCGTTTTAAGTTTTCTACTCGATGCATCATCATGAACAAGTGGCACTCCATTATTCTTATTTTCAAACCATTCTTTTAGATGTGCATACTTATCATCATTGATTGACGGAACAAAATCTGAATCAGTTAGTCCTATAAATCTTAAGAATGGTTTCATGCCATCATACATCGATGATGATTTAGATGTGCCATATAATGATGTAGTTTCAAACATACAGAACTCTGTATTATATTTCTTGTTTAATGTTTCTCTTGCAAGATGTGAATTACAAATGCCTGCAAGTAGTTTACCACCTAGATAATTGAAACCAAATGGTTGTGTTGGTATGATATTAAACCCCATGATTGCTGAGTCATTAAATCTTCTCATTACATCTTTGTCTAATGTGTTTAAAGGTTTGCCTAGAAATTCATTACGAGGTTTAGAGTTGATAGTAGGAGAACCAAAACGAATGAACCCTACAATCTTATTAGTATTAGTTTCATATACAACCCACTTAAGAGTTTTGCCTGGTATCGATTTCTGAATCATTTGAGATGCAACTATATCAATGTAATCATCGTATAAAGAAACCTCTCTACAGTCGAACTCCATGTCTTCTGGATGAATCGTAAAGTCTTGAAACATGTCGTCCTCTGGACCCATACCAAATAATGATGCAGGTCTATCTGACATTTTTTCTAGTTTTACTTTGCGTAGATAATCATCTATTCTATCGAAATTAGCATAGTAGTCGATAAAGATTTGACCGACATATTGTGCATCTTGTTTTGATAGTATCAACATAAAAAACCCACCTCCATTATAAACGAAGATGGGTATAATTGTCTAGTGACTTTTTGTAATTATGCTACGAATTCATCGCCAGGATTCCATGCACAACCTGTAAGACCACCAGCTTTTAATGCTTGTAATGTTCTTAATATTTCTTGTGCGTTTCTACCTGTATCTAATGCGTTGACTGAAACACTTTGAATTGTTCCATTAGGGTCAACAATGAATGTTGCTCTATAACAAACACCGTTGTCAATATCAACGATTCCTAATTCAGAAGATAAATATAGTCCAGTGTCAGCTGCAAGTTCATGATTGATTTCTCTAATCATTCCATTTACATTTCTCCAGGCCTGTTTGCAGAATTCATTATCACCACTGATACCAATTACTCTCGCCTCATCGACAAGTATGTCCATAGCGGCAATTTCTGTTGGGCATATGAATGTGAAATCTTTTGGATAAAAGTAAATGACACTCCAACCAACATGTTCCTCTAAACTTACCTCTGTTATATCGTTTGCAGGATTAACTCCTTGTAAATTAAAAGTAGGAAATTCATCACCTACAGTTAATTGTTCTCCTTCTCTAAACATTTTTTCTCCTCTGTTTGAAACTGGAGCGGAGTGAAAGTTTCGATACTTCATCTCTCAACTGGTAGTCGAGTGTGTTCTTTACACTAACTCCGCTTAGTATTCCATCCTACTAAATCTAGTAGTATTTTACAAGGGGTTTTTTGAAATTATTTAATTTTAATTTCGACTGGTTTATCTTCTTCTGGAATAATCCTTTCTAAAGATACACTCAATATACCATCTTTCATATCTGCACCCTTGACTTCAATATCGTCTGCAAGTGTAAATCGTCTATTGAAAGTTCTGCCTGATAAACCTCTGTGAACATACTCAGTATCTTCACTTAGATTTTCTTTTGAACCCTCAATCAAAAGAGTTTCTTTTTCTTTTGTAATGGATATATCCTTCTTACCGAACCCAGCAACAGCAAGTTCAATACTGAAATTTTCAGCATCAATCTTTACAATATTGTAAGGTGGGTAGTTTGAAGTGTCGTGCAAATGTTCAGCACGGTTTAATAGTTGAAAAGTTCTGTCGAACCCTATTGCGAATGGGAATGATTTCCCGAAGACATCGTCATAGATTGTCATAATAGTCCTCCTTAAGCGACTGTTTGTTAAAATACCTAACCTCAAATGAGCATTAGGGCGTATGGGATGTCGAACTCTTTACGGTTTCAAACTTCTCGAGCAAATCTAAAACAAGTTCAACATCTCATACTAAAGTGAGGTTTATTTCCCAACTCGAACACGGAAGGGACTTCTTCCTCAATGCTTCGCAAACGAAGCAACTGAGTCACTCTTACTTCTGAATCGCCTTCATTTGAACAATTATAAACTGTTCTATGAAAGAACATCATCCGTCTGGACTCAGTAAGATGAAGTTCTCTAGGTCTCGAATTAACGGTAACCGGATCCCTTCATCGTCCAGATTGTTCTCAACTAATTGGTTTTCATTTCTCTCCCAATCGATTAATTACAATCTAGGACTATTATATAGTACATTTGGTAGCTTAAACAAGGGGTTTTTTAATTTTTTTTTTAATTTTTTTTATTTTTGTATTCTTCTTCACTAATAACTCTTATCTTTTCTTTAGGAAAAGTTATATTCCATGCATAAACATCAGTTTTAATCTGCCATATCATAAGTCTTCGCCACAATCTTTTAATCATGCTTCTATAGGTTTGTCACGAAAGATTATGTTTGATAGTCCGAGTTTGTTTCTTCGTTCTATCTCAACTCTAACTTTAGCTCTAAGTTTTCGTTTAGTGCTTTCTTTATTGTATGCTTCGATTAAGTCTGCGTTTGATTTACATTTCATGTAGTCATAAACTAAAGTAGTCTTCTTAGTCATTCTATCATATTGTCTAGATGTTTTTCCAAATTTAATTGGCATAATATACTCCTGTTCTTTTATTTATTGAGTTTACGAACCTCTTTTCTTCCTCTGCCATCATCAAAGACAGGTGCAAATATTTTAACTGGTATGTCTTTACCCTTAACTTTAATCTCATCTATTTGTTGACATGCAATATTGTCCAATTGCATATAAGTATATTCGGATAAAAGAATTGGTGTATCAAAAGTTCTTGTTTGAACTTCTAATCTTGCGCCAAGATTAACTGCATCTCCAACTACTGAGTAATCAAATCTCAATTCACTTCCCATATTTCCTACAATACATGGGCCTGTATTAATTCCTGTACCTATTACTACTGGTGGTAAATCCATACCCTCATCTTTAATTTCTTGATTCATTTTCTCAGTGAGTAGTTCTATTTCTATTGCAGTCTTCACAGCCATCTCTGCATGATTAGGACAATCTAACGGAGCATTCCAAAATGCCATTAAACAATCCCCCATATACTTATCTACTGTTCCACCATTCTCAATTACCACCTTTGTCATACCATCTAAGAATCTATTGATAAGTAATACTAGTCCCTCTGGATCATCATTCTTCATATAAGCTTCTGATATGGGAGTGAATCCAACTATGTCTGCAAATAAGAAAGACATTTCTTTTCTATCACCACCAAGTCTAAGTTTACTTGGGTCTTTCTGGAGTTCTTCAATCATATCAGGAGATAAATATTTCTGGAACTGCTTCTTAATTTGTTCTTTGAGTTGGTAGGTCGTATAGTATTGGTTGAAAGAGGCATGCCCGAAAACAACTATGGAGGAAATCGATGACCAGAAAATATCGAAGAGAACGAGAGATGAAGACCATAAGTAGAAACCCCCACCCACCTGAACTAACACGATACTGGAACTCACTATCGCCGAGTAGACTGTGGGAAGTTTGTAAACCGATGCCAATATTCCTAGAAGGACTATCAAAAGAAGAACGACTTCTAAAAATTCAAGAAAGTCGGATTGTTGTATTTGAACTCCTGTCGAGACGGTTTGGATTAGGTTCGCTTGAACTTCGTGGGGATACATTGTACCCACTGGAGTTGAAATTGGATTAGCTAATCCTTCAGCAGTAAGACCATAAACTAGAATCTTATTCTCTATATCCGATTCTTTTAGGTCTGAGAATGAAATGGAATCAAACTGATTCCAATAAGAAATCATTAAGTCACCGCTTGATGTGGTCTCGATTGGCGAATCTCTTCCCATTTTTACCCAAACTATACCCTCTTCTTTAGTAACCCTAGTCTGATAATTAGGTTGGTCATAGAAAGCTCTGAGTGTTTCAAAGCCCAAACTCGGATAGAGCTGGCCATTGGCCTGGATGACAAGCGGAGCGCTCCTGATGGTACCATCAAAGTTAGGGGTTTTCGCCACACTAGGTGTAGCGACTGTGACTCCCATACCCCAAGCCGAACTTTGTAATCCGGGAATGGGACTCACCAAACCTGGAAAGTTCCATACATGGTCTTGTATATCACCATCTCCAAATACAGATGTATTTACGAATGGTGCGTTGCCTGATTCTTTTTGAACTGTTGGTGCAGATGATAATATGGTTAATCTATTCTCTAATGCGTTTGCAAAGACTTCGTCTCCACCAAATCTATCTTCTTCTGAGAATAGAATATTGAATACATGAGTGTTTGTGTGGTGAGTTTCCCATAGAGTATCAGCATATATCTCTCTAGGGAATGGGTATTGACCTAGGGCGTCTATCGACTTTTCATCTATATTTACTAGAAGAATGTCTTCTACTTGAACTTTTTCTTTTGATGAATGTAGAACATCGAAGTAAGACCATCTAACATTATCTATTAAATAAGGCGACCATATCTTTACACCCACCAATGCAACGATAGTGAGTAATACCGTTTTCCAATTATACATTACTGGATCCAGCAAACAGGATATACACACCAGTAAGGATTAGCAAATCCTAATAACCATAGTATGAGAATCCATAATGGGATTTTTACCCATGTTCTGCCTTTAGACCACTCTCTGAATCGTATGGCGTATGGTGCCATTTTATTAAACAACCAGTCTTGCATTATCCTCTGATTTCCTCTATAGGTTCTGGTATTACAATCTCTTCTGGTTGCATATGATTAAGGTAAATATACAATGCACCACCTAAAAGTGTAATCATCAAAGCCCATGCTAGTAATCTTCTCATAAATCTTTTCCTTTTTTTTAGACGCCACTCGCCTTTAAGTTTAATTATTCTCTCGTTCATTTTCTTGTATAAAGTCTTTCATCTCTAACATCCAAGCTCTAAGTCTATGGGTTTGTTTCATGTGAAACTCTGCGTTCTTCTTATCTTCTAGTATCATTCTATTATGATAATCTATTACCCTCAGAATGATTCTTATGCCCTCTTGATATGGCATACGAATTAGAGTTGAAAATCTCTCTTTTTTTGTAGACATTCAAGATATTAGTTTCCTTGCGAAACCGTGACAGAACAACCGCCAGAAGTTTGGCAGTTTTGTGTAAGTGTATAATTTTGTGTTGTGTTGCCTCGTTGTTCGAAATCGAGAGTAGTTCCAAATGTTCCATTTAATGTTATGGTTGCATTGTGTTCGCCATGGCCATCTTGAAGATAATCAACAGTATTGTCATCATTCTGAACTGTTAAATAAAATTCTTTTGCACCATCGCCCTTTTGTTTGCCAAAGATTGAGTTATCATCTCCATATAAATATATTCTTGCTGAGTGTCCATCACAATTACCTTGTGAACAATTTCGTTGTTGCCCAACTATTTCGTTATCATCTCCATGTATATCTACGGTAACATAATGACCGCCACCCTCTGTATTATCAATTGCCCAACTAGTGTCGGTTCTACTTGAGATTTCATATCCTTGAGCCCACCATAACTTATTATTTGTTCCATAACTAATATGAAACTGAATATCATTCTTGTTGCAATCTGAATTTTTAGTACAGTTCTGCCAGAGTTTAACAGTTTGGTTATCATAGTCAATATCACCACCCCAAGATGCGCCAGAACCCCAACTTGGAGAATCATTGGCCCAACCTATTTCGTTGTTAGAACCAACTTGTTTCATTTCAATCACAACATCATCTCCATCACCTACAGAAAAGAATATATCGTTGTTGAATCCTTCTTGAATGATATCGATTTCTAAGTTGTCTCCACCTGCTACTTGATTAATGTTGATAGTATTATCATCAGATGCTATAACTGATAAGGAAAACAATGTTCCTATTGCAAATGTTTTTATTTTATTTAAAAAATCCATATTAATTAACCTTGTTGAATAATAACTATTTCTATTCCATCTCCATCACCAAATGTTATAACACCTTGATAACCTTCTACTTCGGTCTCTAGAGTTCCGGAACCTCCTGCGGCTATTATTATATTTATGTGTCCATTCACATCTCTAAAGAATACTAAGTCGCCATCTTGTTCAAAGATATTATACTGCGATTCTTTATTGAACCCAGCAGATGCACCTCTAAGTTTGAAACCTGCTATATCTGCGGCCTGTCTATCATCAACCAATACAACTCTAGTCTTTTCTAAAGCTTCAACAACATCTAATAAATCTTGTAAGAAGTCTACATCTAGATAATCAATATCTAATTCGGAGAAATCTCCTTCCATAGTGTCATCTAATGCATTTGCTTCTAGTTCATTAAACTCTAAGAAGTCGATGTCTAATACACCTTGGTCTGAGTTCTGCTCATCTGAATATGATTCTTCCATCGCCTGTCTTATCGCAGGTGGTGGATTCACAATAAACATATTGTCAATCATACTAGGTGTTATGCCTTGAACAACAACTGATTTAGTTGGTGCGGCCTCAAAAGATGCGACTGTTGTGGCCGCATACGCTTGATTTAAAATCGTTTCACCGCCATCATTCCATACTAAAATCTCTCCTGATGTTTCACCTGTTGTTTCATCAGGCAAAAGAATGACCATTGTCCTACCCAACTCATCTATGGTTGTGGTGAAATCGGTCCCTCTCATCGTAATGTTCGCCGTTGGTGTGGCGACATTAACATTTTGTTTTTTAATTCTATTACCAGCACCCGAGGCAAATCTTGATGTGCCTCTTACCATTCTAATCGACATCTTTGATAGACTTGGGTCTGGATCGTAATACGCCTCGTCAATATAAACAAGACTGTTTTCTGTTAATGAGAGTTGTTCTGCATCGAGGAACTCTATTAACATTCTGCCATTGGCAGTTTCCGCTTCATCATATAAAACTATGTCTGTTCCGACATCAGTTTCAAGCCGACTGTCACCTCTTTTTACGGAAGTGACACCTTTGTTTTCTACAATATCACCAATGGGTTCAGCATAAGCGAACCCACCGTATGATAAAAAAAGACTTAAACTAACTGTCGTTAGCAGCGTCTTTCTGATTAATTTGAATGATTGCATTTTCACTATCCGCCGTTAAGGTTATATGGGCGTCTGGTGATGAGCAAGAATTGCCTGCACCCGAAACACATGTTCCACTTAATTGATTGATATCAATATCAGCACTTGAACCAGTTAAAGTTAGGTTCAATGTTTGTTCTCCATCTTTTTGTAGAGTGTTAATGTTATTGGATCCACCTGTGACTGTAAAGTTCCAGGTAGCGTCATCTGACTCCCAATCAACATCGAATACATTACTGTTTCCTACTAAGACTAAATCTGCGTTCAATCTCTCTGCACTTAAAGAATATCCTTGGTCTAAATCGAATGTATTTGAATCACCATCAACATTAAAGTTAATATCTGAATCATCAGCAGAACCTGAGGCCCCTATGTTCCAATCAACTGAGTTTGAATTTCCTGAAAGTAGCAAAGTTATATCAGTGCTATCTGTGATAAAAGGTCCGAATAACAAGTTCTGATTACCAATCATATCGATGTTTAAATCTAGAGTGTGACCAGTCATTGTCATAGCAGTACCAGAACCACTTGAATAATTATTTTGACCTATTTTGTTACCAAAACCGATTTGGTCAATATATAATTTCAAGGTGTCTCCAGTTTGTGCAATCATAACCTCATTATCATCTGTAGCAGCAGCGAAAACGAATGATGTCGACATTCCAAAAAGTAATGCTATACTTAATAAAAATTTATTCATTTTCTTCTCCTATTATCCAAAAGCCTCTATCGTGCCCTTGGTAAATTAATTCCAACACGGCAGCCTCGATAGCTGTTCGTGTTGCGTATGTCACTGACTCATTATTACCCACGCCGTCCTCGAACTCGACAAGTTGTGTTCCTTCTTCAAAGAATCGGAATACATCTCCCCCAGCACCATAAGAAAGGATAGTCTTTCTTGTTTGGACATTCAATAATATTTCTCCTGTGAGAACACTAACAGCTCTCATAGAAATTGTCACAGCATCTTGACGATACTGTTTGGCCATTCCAACACCTAGAGTTCTTGCGCCTCGACCTCCGGTTAGTAAATTGGAATCATAACCAATTATCCCACCTTCTATAATTATGCCTGCGAATAGCATAGGTTGAATTCCTTGTGCTTCTGTCCCATTGGCAGTAGCAAAATCTTGTCTGGCAGAACGAATAATCTGCCTCTCTCTTACTAAGTTGTCTATACCACCCCTTTCGACAACTCTAAACCACTTACCACCAGCGGCGGTTTTAAGTGCATCTATAACCATTGCTTCAGCGCCTTGTGTGACTGCTGTAGAGAATGATGCAATGTTACCTTCTGATTTTCTTTGACCTGTTCTATCAATGAAATTATATACTGCAACCACTGGCATTTCTTTTGCAGGTGGTATGTTTAACAGTTCTATGTATGATGGAAGTCTTATTACTTCCGGCGTATCAACACAAATATATTTTCTGGACATTATTTTATTAACACCTGTCCAAACATCTTTGCCAAACCCCTCCTGATAATCACAATCTTTAGGGTCCATACTCCACTGTGGTATTGATGCACAACCTGACATAAGAATCAATAAAGAACTTAAAAGAAAATTTCGAAACATTAACTGTCTCCAGGCACTGGCACAGGATCAGGGTCCTGACTAAAGTTTCCTGAACCTATTGGTATCTCTAATATTGTTTCTGTACCATCTTCTGATACAATAGTCATTCTAATAAATTCTGAGCCGTCTGCGTTAGTGATTACTTCGTATGTGACTGTACTACCTTCTAATACAAATGAACCAAAACGAGTTGCAGTATCGTTTGAGAACATTGATTCAACCAATTGTTTGGCCATTTGAGCATAGATACGGCTCTCTAAGTTTCTAATAAATTTTGCAAGGGTTGTATTGTCTTCTGCCCTTTCAGCAGCTTTACGAGCTGATTCTAATGCATCTTCTATCTCCGTCTTACGAGTGAACTCTTGGTTCTCTACTGTGAGATAATGAGATGCGGTTCCCTTTCCACTGAAAGATGGATTTTTAAATTCGTGTGTTATTGGTGATGCGTAAACATTGTTTGCGTGTAGAAACAATACAAATAATATTGAAAATACGAAACTAGCTATCTTTATCTTTTGTGTCTTCATTCTTCTTCCCCTTTAGAGCCTGCGCTTGCTTATACTCTAAAACTGTATTTAATTTTTCTTGCAATCTTATCTGGTCTTGGTCTAACATTCTCATTTGGTCGATAAGTCTTACAAGTACCGTCTGTTGTTTATCCAGATTCGGTTCTAATTCTTCCGTCACAAATTTCCAGACAAAGTAGATAAAATAACCCATTGCAAGTGCAATTATAATTGGGAATCCAAACTCATTGAGCATATCTGCAACAGGAGTTAGATAATCTAATTCTAAGTCCAGAACATCTTCTGGCAATTCATTACTAATCTCTTCTTGCATCTATGTTTCCATCCTCTACAAAATTTTCAGACCGTGCAACTCTATCCAAATCTGGTCTTAACTCCAGAGTTTGTGAAATAAGTAAGTCGATTTTTAATATGTCATTGTTCATTACTCTCGCCCTATCTTCTAACATGGTTATAATACCTGTTAGACCTTTGACATTATCAAGTACACCTTCTAAGATGTATTTTAGGGTTAAGAATATGAAGAAAGCCATAACAAGAGAACCAAAAATTGGCGCTCCGACTTCAGCTAAAAATTCTATCCAGTTCATAATATTACTCTATTATTTATGATTTCATTGTCTTATTAACCATAAAAAAAGGGACCAAAAGGTCCCTTTTTAATAATCCGTGAGGACTAATTATAATTCTTCGGTTTCATCACCATCGGAATTATCTTTCAGTTGCGAGTGTATCTCGTTGATAACTTGAGCTTTCGTACCACTCTTCTTAACTTTAAGAGAGTTTTTGTCAGCAAGGTCAAGAAGTTGAACTTTGGTTAATGTTTTCAGTTCAGCTTTGGAAGTAATTCCATTGTCGTTCTTATCAGCGACTGGTACCGGTCTCGGTCTTGGTGCTGGTGTCGAACTTACTTTACTACCTTTATCTTTCTTATCAAAGAAAGCGAAGTAAATAACAACTAATACGACTACAATTGCAATTGCGTATTCCATAATATACTCCTATTTCAATTATGAAACTCCATATTAACACTGGAGTTTAAAATTGACAAGGGGTTTTTTGGGATTATTTGTCTTTTGCTTTACCAACATTAAATGCAAACCAATCAAGGACTTTATAAGCCTTCTTGACTAGACCATCATCTACTGGTGTTGGTGTAAGGGCTGCTATTAGTGAAGCGCCTGCAACTATCCAAGGGATTAATTGAAGCCATCCGACTACCCATGTAAGAAATTCTAACATTTCTATCCTCCATTGTTTAAAAATAAAAGTTAATTATTACTATTAACGATGGTATTTATGAAATATTGTTGCCAATTGAGTATTTTTGGGTGAGTTTCCACTCTGTTTTCTCTTTGTAAGGTATAACTTTTATCTGAGAAAGTGGTGCTCTAGGGGTTGCGATTGATGTTGGAATGACTACTGATACTAGATTCCATTGTCTTAATAAGTCAACGATGGTGTTTCTACGGCCCACATCCGACTCGTCAAAGTTGGTTGGTTTACCATCTAGTTTGAATAGTTCTTTGAAATGGACAATGTAATACTTGCCTCTTTTGTGGAGAATGTGACAGGACTGAAACAGTTCTTTTTCTTTTCTAGATGCCACACCAATACGAGATAAGGTCTCTCTTATCTTAAGAAAGTCGTCCTTTTCAGGAAATGTGATTTCTATTAAGTCCTTTACTAAATCGTTGTCATCCATTATTCTTGCCACCAAGTTTCATTCTGTTTTTCAACTCACGATACTGTTTATCATTTAATAACTCTAGATATTCTTTAGCTCTTTGTGTTGATACACCAAAGGCATTCTTCACTGTATCTAACTTCTTACTTAAGTAAGGTTTTTGCCATTTCGAAAATCTCTGTCTTTTTCTAAGAGTATTTATGAAAAACAAGTATTGAAGACGGTTATCCGTACCGTGACGGACATTCATCTCGTTTACAAGAAAAACAGAATCTTGATGATAAGATAATGCTTTATTGATTAGGAATGGTTGATAGGCTTTCTCTTCGACATCATCAACCATGATGTCTTTTTTGTCGTAAGAGACCGACTTTACGAAATCAAACGGATTTCGTTTGTTCATCTTTGAGGATATTCGTATTGTGACTTGCGTAAGAAAGAGTGTAAAAGATTCTCACCTCTCTTCTCAGAACCGAATCTGTGAATTTCTTTTCCGTTTTTAGACCTGACAATCACACCATTGTTGTATTGAACATCGGTCACTGGTGAATCGTCTGTATCTGCTGGTCTATCATCGTACCACATAGATTTTAATTGATGTATATGGACACATTTAACATGCCATGCCCATTCTTCTGCCTCAAGTTTAAGTCTTTGTTTCTCTACCCTTTCATCATATTGGGTCATCATACTTCTCCCTCTCTACTGAAAAAACACCAAAAGATTAACCATAGTGTTCTCATTTGAATTTACACTCACTCATTATTTCAGTAAGACAAGCAACAAAGTTTATCTCACTGTCCATTGCAAATGCAGACTTGTATTGATAGTCAGCGATAAACAATACAGCGGCAGGTATCGAACTTGGTTCAAGACGCTGTTCAAGTGTATTGAATACTTTCCTATATAGGGTGTTGAAGTCATTATCTGAATTCTGACCTACCCATTTTCTCATGCCAGACCAATTCTTGTCTGCCAACATATCAATTAGAGGTGTAAGTTTTTCTTCGGATAATGTCGCTAATAGACCACTATCTATTACACCACTTGCACCATATCTCTGAACTTCATTGATACATCGTCTAAAATCTGGAAAGAACTTCATAATAAGTTCTACTAAAACCTTTTCGTCATATTCTATATTCTCTTCTTTACAGATATGCTTTAATCTATCTAATGCACCCATAGCGAGAGTTTGTTTCTCATTATTAGGTATCGCAAAATCTATAACAGTGCATCTACTATGAAGTGGTGCAATGATACGATTCTTATAATTACATGTGAATATAAACCTACAATTAGAAGAGAACTCTTCTATGAAATTTCTTAATGCAGGTTGAACAGATTCAGCAGATATGTAATCTGCTTCATCTAAAATAACTACTTTTGGACCACCAGAAAGTGAAACTGTTGATGCAAAGTTTTTGATTTTTGTCCGTAAAGTATCGATAAGGCGGCCCTCATCACTACCATTGATAACTATAAAGTCAGCTCCTAACTCATTACACAACGCCTTAGCGATGGTTGTTTTGCCTGTCCCAGCAGGACCATTCAATAATAGATTAGGTATTTCTTGATTATCTACGAACTCTGAGAAACTTTTCTTCACCCCTTTGGGTAAAATTGTGTCCTCAATTGTTTGAGGTCTATATTTCTCTACATATAAAAATTCTGTTTGACTCATAACTTAAAAGAACGACCCCCACCTGCCGTTTGTGCATTAGACCAAAGATGATGAGATTCTAATACTCCCATGAAAAGAGCGGAGACTGGCGCTTTTTCACACATTTATATATCCTATATATGTTAGGCGTTGTAAGAACTGTCAGGTTCTAACGCAATAAAATACTCTAAATCTATATCTTTATTTTTGAAATGAGATATACCTTTAGAAGATACTGCAACCGAGTAGTTGCCATCTAAAACTTTCAAGTTCTCAATCTTGAAGTTCATTGTGAATTTAGAACCATTGCCCTCTCCTACAACTCTTGAGAATGTATTTGAAGTTGGATTCTTTTTGTCAGCAACTGACAATTTGATAGTTGTACCATCAGAAGTCATACTTAAATCATTGACGCCTAGAACTGAAGCAGCCTTCTGCAATTCGGACAATAATGTTGATGATAAATCTATATTGATTTCTGAGTCAGGCATTGTAATCATTTTGTCTACAGTAGTTACCATACCCTCAGATGCATAGAAATAAGTCAAAGATGTATCAGCATCAGCAATAGTCAATGATGCTTCATTGAAATTGAAATCTGGATTATCTGTCAGACTTATTGCACCTAGAAATTCAACTAGGTTGTATATACTAAACTCTTGATTAAATGTTTCTGGAACATTTGCAACAGCAAGTATGTTTTTCATATTAGATATTGTTCTAAGTTGATTACCTGCACCAACTTTAATACCTGAATTAATTGTGGCGAAGTTCTTTAATATCGCCTGAGTTTCACTTGAAATTTTCACTTTTCAGTCTCCTTATAAGTATCGTGATTATATAAAGCAAGAAATCCGTAATGGATAACTTTCAACAGGTCGGCACGATTATAACCGTCCTTCTTTCCGTATCGTTGGGCATATTTCAAAATATTCCCAATACAAAATCCTTCTCCATGACCACCGTCCATAATGAACTCTGTGGCCTGAAATTTTTCTTTTGAGTAATGTTCTTCATAAGTCTTGTCTACATAAGAAGAGAACTCGTTTAAGAGTTCTCTTTCGTTATATTTGTAGTCTATACTATTACTCATCTTGTTCCATTATACTCTTGAACCTTTCTATCGTCAATGGGGTTTTAGATATAATCATCTTCGATTACAGTATCCTCAGGTTTGACTTCCTCAACAACTTCTTCGTAAGGATTAACTCCTTCATCAACTTTGGTGTAGAGGTCAAGAACTGCGGCCCTAGTTTCTTCATCGAATCTAGAGATACACATTGTTATTGATTTGAGTTTATCGTTAAACATTCTGAAAGCGTTTACAATGTGAACAAGTCTTCGAGTTGTTATCACATCATCTATCGCACCTTCGTAGTAAGTTTTTCTGATTATGTCTGCCCAATCAACTAGTTTTTTGCAGAACTCTTCATCAACTTCGCCACTCAATGCCATTTCTTTTTTAAGAATGTTTCTCTCAGTAGTCACTGGAGGATATTCTTGTTGCATTGTAATCGCAAACCTTTCAAGCATCGCTTCATTCATAATTTGAGTCCCTATGAACTTGCCATCTTCTGAACCTTGCCCTTTAGTGTTTGCAGTTGCAAGAACTGTGAACCCAGGTGTTGGTGTCACCCACTCACCAGTTTTCTTGATTAAGTATCCTTTCCCTTCAAGAACTGATTGTAAACACATGAGTTTATTAGACCCTAAGTCAACTTCATCAAGAAGTAAGACAGCGCCTTTTCTCATTGCCTTGATAACAGGACCTTCTCTAAAGATAATGTTACCATTTTGTAGAGTGTGTCCACCCATTAAATCATCTTCATCAGTTTCGATGGTAATGTTCACTCTGAAAAGTTCCCTTTTCAATTGAGCACAAACTTGTTCAATCATCAAAGTTTTACCATTTCCTGAAAGACCAGTCACGAAAACTGGAAAGAAGATTTTAGATTTAATGATGTTTTTAACATCTTTATGGTGTCCAAACTGAACATAGTTTGACATCTTCTCAGGAATGATTTTGACTTTGTCGTCAATTAGATTGACTGCCTCAGTAGCAGCGGCGGCAGGCATATTTGAAACTTGCGGTGCAGGAACAGTCGCAACTTTTAACGGTGCAGGTTTATTAACTGCAACAGTTGTGCCATGTTCATCAACTGCAAGAATCGGTTGAAGATTGAAAACAGCACCATCTTTAAAATTGTATCTGTTTGATTTCAACCAGTAAGGGAAATGTCCCAATGCATCAAATTGTTCTTTAGTGAACTGTAATTGATTAGGATATTTCGTTTTCAATGCCGTGATAAATTCTTTTCTATCAGGCGTCAGGTGGAAGTTTTGACCACCTATGTCGATTGACTCGGTTGGGTCATATGTCCATTTACTCATATAGTCTCCTTGTTAATATTTTTCATCATGTGTCCATGGTACTAAAAAAGTGTACCTACTGTCAACCATTATTATTACCATTTGTCTTTAACATCTGGTACTCCGTTTACATAATCAAATGGCATCGATATACTAGCAGGGTTATGACCACTACCAATATATCTAAATCCTTTCTGAACTGTCATAGGGTCTACATGGTCTAGATATCTATCAACCCAACACCCTTTCCTTTGACAGTAATCTTCCACTTCAGCATATGTTCCATGAACATACTCTTTGAAGTTTCCTTCTTGGTCTAATACCCTTGCATATTCTTGTTGGTCTATCTGACCTCTAGGTATCTTTGGTAAATTTAATTCTAATTGTTTCATAATTTCTCCGGAACTAGTGTCACTTTGCCACTATCATCATTTGTTGAACCTAGTATAGTGCAAAAGTCACCAACATCCTTGTGGTGATTATGCCAAGTGTTTGCAGTGATTTTCTTAGAAGAAGCAGGACCATCTTTACCTTTTGAACCATTACTTTTCCAATCGTTAGGTGCATCTGCTCTGCCACCATTAATATCTGTTATTGTAATCCACATCTTACTACAGTCTTCATTTCTACCAATCAGTAAGAAGTCCATTGTTGATGCCGTTTTAGCGGTACCTGAACCATCACCGCCTGCCCACCCATTCATAGAACCTTGGTCTTCATTTATCAATGTCACTTTAACTTCAATAACTGGAATGTGATATCCCTCTTTTGAAGTTTTGTATCTTTCGCCATCAATTAAACCTCTAACTTCAACATCGAATACACTATCATTTTCTTTACCTTCTGAGTATGCATCATATCCATATTCTCTCATAACAAGAGTCATAGCAGACATAGCACTATGCGAACAACCACTTGATATTGCACTTTGACTTTCGCCTGCAATCTTACTGAATACAATTTTTACTTTACCCTCACCTGGAACAACTGCGACTGCACCAAATTTTTGTTCTAGAAAATCTTTAAATAACTTTACGAATCTCTTTTGCATCTTCTTAGATTTTTTGAATAACTTCCAAAAGTGTTTCGCATCTGTAATACATTCTGCATAATTTTCATCTATAGCAAACTCTAATGCCTTTGCAGGAGTTGTGCAACTTTTACCATTGAACTTCTTATCTACATCAATAATCTTGAACCATTTTCTTGCTTCTTTATCACCCACAAAGTCAATCAATTGAAGCCCTTTCAATAAATGTGTATTACTTATATCTCTATCTTTGGCAAAGTTTTTTCTCTCTTTAGCACAAAAAGAATAGTTTTTTGTTTCTTTATAGTTTCCTGTTAAGTCAACCTTTCTATCTTCTGCCAACATTTTTCTCATGGCGTTAAACTCTTGACAGTTGGTCAACCAACTCTTCATATTTCTTACTAATAAGTTTCTTCCGTTTTGTGATGATAATATCTGTGCATCGTCAAACTCACTTCTATTTGGGTCAAACCATATGTCTTCTGGACAAATATAAACTCTTACAAGTTCAAGACCAGTCTTAGTAGTCATGAAAACTCTACAATCACCATTTCTTATGAAACAATAACCATCTATTGCAACTGCTTCTGTATTACCTACACCATCATAATCAATCTTTGAGTTTTCTAATAACCCCTCTACACCATAACCTAAATCATATAACTTTCGAACATTAGGGTCTTCATCGTGTGGATTCTTTTCGAAGAGTTCAAACTCTGGATACATTTTTCTATTTGCAGGACTAGGTCTCAACAATTCAGCAGGCATTAGAAATGTATAAGATTGTTTACCATACTCTTTACTGTTTAATGCCTCTATGAATTCTGGATATTCACAACCCACAAACTGTTTCAATTCAGATAATATTTTTTCTCTTTGTTTCATTCTATGTCCTTAAGTAATCTCTCCATATCAATTGCGATAGAAGTCTTCTTACCCTTTCTCTTGGTGGTATAAGAATCATTGTTAACCCAAAATCTAAATGCCTTACATTCAACCTCTTCTTCAGCACACAAAGCTTGCCTAGGGCAATTAAACTTAACGCATGGTCCTACACCAACACTAACTATTGCTTCTTGAAACTTGTCGTAATTGACAGATTCAATTATTTCCATTTTTATTGCCATTATGCAATCTCCTTTATAAATTCATTAACTAAAAATCTTGAGGTTGTTTTACCTTTTTGATTTCTTTTGAAGGCCGCCATTACTCTATTCTTGTTTGCACCAATGTACTCTTCATCAAGTTCATCATCGCCTGCCGTGGCAAGTTTAGATGCATAAGTTAAGAACAATTTGTTGTACCCTTTACATTCAACTACATACCCTTGTTTTCTGGTTTCTTTCCAAAGTTCATCTGTTGAGTGATAAGCCTTGTTGCCCATTATTGCATATGCAGTATTTCTAAAATCGTGTTTCTTAGAGAACACAAAGTATCCTGTCACGGTCACATTGCAAGTTTCTGATAACCACTCTAAAAGATTTTGAGTCGCATCGAACCTACTGTCACCGATAGTTGAATTATCTTCGTAAAGGAAACTCTTATTGATGTATGGGTCTAAGAAATATCTCTTCTTGTTCCATCTTGCATAAGAATCTTCACCTACTTGTGCTTTTTCATCAGACCTTTCCTCAGAACTATCTGAGAAGAATCTAGAACTGTGACTGTAACCATCAGTGATAATCGTTAAGATAGATTTTTCAACTCCGTATGCGTGGTTAAACTCTGGTAAGAATTTTCTCATTGCAACTAAACAGTGGTCAAGAGGTGTTCCTCCCAATCTGTAATGGTCAGGATACATTTCATAATGTTGGTGTTTTTCTTGTTTCTCATTATAATATGCCTCAGGATCCCAAGTTTGAACTCCATTAAAAATTCTATCGTATTCTTCAATCAAAGGTCTCTCTTTTTGTCTCCAACTGTATGTGATGTCTTGGTGCAATTTACTAACTAGTATTGAACTAAGGTTCACAAACATTTCGTTATATTCTCTGTGAGATTGTTCGTTAGAAAGTATTTCAACTAATTTGCCTTTGCCACTTGAACGATAAGGATCACCATCTTTTCTTCTAATTGCATCTGAGAACAAATACACTCTGAAAGGTATTTGAACTTTTCTGCAAAACTCAGCAAGAACAAGAGATTGTTCAAGTAAGTCTGAAACTTCTCTACTGATAGAACCAGACCAGTCAACTAAAACATTCAAACCATGATTCTTACCATCAGGTATGTAAGTGACTCTCTTGAAAATATCATCAACTATTTGATACTTAGCAAGTCTATTCATATCGAGTTCACCACTTTTTCCTGTGAAAGCTTTTGCACTTCTTTGTGCGGTTTGTCTCATTTCAAATTCTTTTGCCATGTGAGCGACAATCTTTTTGTTCTTATCTTGAATATGTTTCTTGTAATGTTCAGCAAGAACTTTCCAATATAATCTATTATCTTTTTTTCTATCGTTATATTCAGAACGCCAAGCTTGTGATTTCTTATCTTTATGATTTGCCATCAATTCTTCTAATCTTTCATCAAGGTCTTTGCCCGAGAAGAATTCTCTCCAATCTTCAAGAACTGTTTTGTAATCATAAAGAACATTATCAACTTTTTTATTTTCAAATCTTTCTCTTATTGGAACAGTTGTTCTGATACAAGCATTTTCATCTATAAATTCTTCTTCATTATTATGTGCATTGTATTCAGTAAGTGATTCTCTTGCACCCTCAGGTTCATCATATCTACCTGTGAAGTTTCCACCTTCTTTACCAGTGACTTTAATTTCTTCTTCAAGGTCTTCGCCAGGTTCTGTACCAGGTTCTGGTACTTTCTCTTCTTCCTCTTCTTTATCTGGATTGATAGGTGAACCATAAGAATCAGTATTGTCTCCATCTGGATCTTCCGTTTCTTCATCTTCGGTTTCCCACTTAGAAGTTTCTTCTGAGTTTTCTTCTTCGCCTTCTTCATCGCCATTTTCTAGCATTTCATCAGGCACTATAAATGTAATTTGTTCGTCATTCTCGTCTCTGGTCTCATTTTCTTTTGACCACTCATAAATCTCTGTAGCAACTTCAACAACATCTTCCCATGTTTTACATGCATCTGCCTTTTTTAAGAACTGAATTAAAACTGTATCGTGAATGATGTCTACTCTAGAACCACACTTTGTAATTAGATTGATTTTATCAATCATAGAAAGTGTTTGTAAATCTCTCTCTTTAATACCAAAGAAGTCTTTGTCCATTAATTCATTATATGCCTTGAAGAATGAACCCCTTAACCCTTGATACTTCTCTTTGATTGCCTTCTCAATTCGGACATCTTCTATAACATTGAGATACCCTTTAAGAGTTTTATTCTCCATAATAGTGGAGTGAAGCCCTTCATATGGAGTATTCAACGCATGACCCACTTCATGACCCATAAACAAGTCATAAAGTTCTGGTGATATATCGTCTTTGAAAACAGGACAAGCAAGTACCCTATTCTTCACATCAAAATATGCGGTGGGTATTGCTTTATGAACTATCGTCAAGTCCTCAGTAGCCATAAGTCTAGCGAGGTTATCTTTCTGCGTTCTTAATCTTTCGTCTACCATTCTTTGTAAAACCCTTCTTTTTCGTTATCGTTATAACCTTTCATATAAATTTTTATTTGATATGGGGTTAAATCGGTCACTCTTTTACATTTGTATGTTCCGTGAGGATAGTAATGAGGATTTATACCTCGTCTATAATAAGAGTCGCAAGTGCCTCTATCATAAAGACCACCATTGACTGTGTGTTTTTCTGGAATTCCTTCTACTTCAAACATATTTACTCCTATAATTCATCATGTGTCCATGGTACTAAAAAAGTGTACCCATTGTCAAATTTATCCTAGGTTATCTACTGATGATTGAACATCTGAAATATTACTATTAGCAGATTGTATCTCTGATTCAATTGAACTCAATTGACTTTCTAAAGAATCGACTTTTGATTTTAAGTCTTCAATCGTTGAACCTAATATATCATTTATTTCAATAACTTTATCGAAATTTTTCACTACTTGTTCCATTAGTGTATTATTGGTTACTTCACTCATGCTTTCGCTCCTTTGTTTTTGATTACTGTTCTGATATCAGCAGCGAATTGCCAGGCGTTATAATCACCAGCACTTGCGATACCAAAATCTTTATCGTTAATAATTAATTTGTAATACTTGGCACCACTTATAAAATCTAGAAGTTCACCATCTTCGATTTTACCGGTAATCCAGTATTTGTTAAATGAACCTTTGACAGGTTGCAATTGATAACCTAGACCTTCCATAAAGTCTAGAATTTTTTGTTTGTTAAAGATACCTTCTTTCTCAGCAGGTACTTTTAAAATTGGATTGTATTTCATATTACTCCTATAAATTTTATCCGTGAGGACCAGGAATGTTGATCCAATCATCGAACATTTGGTCCATTAAAACTGTTTTTGCAAAATCTATTATGTTTGCACCGTGGACTTTGTCTCCTGTGAATTTGGAAACTTTTGTTAGGTTTGCAGGATTAAGTGCTTTGATTACATCCATGTCTTTCATATCTGCAACATCCATTATAATGTTGTCTGCAATTATGTCATTAGCGGGGTGACTCATTTTTTTACTCCTTTTTTTATTACTTTTCTCATTTCTTAGTCCATGGTATCAAAAAGCGCTACCCATTGTCAACCTCTGAAAGGCCTATAGGTATAAGGATTTAGAAATTAATTTTCGTAAGGATTTTCTAAACGATAGGAATCTTCGTCTAGATTTAAGTCTTTTACCGGATAAATTGGCATACATCGAGTGATGTCTGTAGTGAACCAAAATGAAACTGTATGTCTTGAATGTCTTCTAACTTTTGATACGCCGTGTGGTATGTAGATACCTTGAAACAATAAACCTGAACCTGTTTCTGGTTCGTATGTTTCACCACCTGGAATCCATGTTCGACCACCATTAAAGTTGTCGTTTAGATATAAGATACAAGTCCATTCTCTTGAAGGTTTATCAGGACTTGATTGGTGTTTTATTTCTTGATTTGAATATGTGTCTAGATGTGGTTCTTGAACTCCGCCGATTGGCCACTCATTGAGTGCAATCATTTCTGGAAATACAACTTGGTCTGATATCTTTCTGACTTCGCCTATAAGATTGACTACTACTTCTGATATCCAATTCCGTATATGTGGAGTGTGTATATGCATGAATCTGATACCAGTGTAATCAGAACCATCACCTACGCCTGTTATGTGTCTATGACTCTTGTGAAATCGTATCAGTTCCTGACATCTCTCCATCGACATCAGATTTTGAATCATTCTTGGCTTGTAGTTGCTGGAAGTATTTTGCGAGTTCATGTCTTTTTTCATTCTCTAATCTCTTCTTTCGAATTTTTGGTCTGGCTTTTAATGCTCGTTCTATTTTCAACTGAGATGCTCTTTGTAGAAACAGTATACCATTCAAATGGTCTATTTCATGTTGAACACATCTTGCGCCAATACCTTCTAATAGTGCTGTTTGTTCTTTGCCTTCAATGTCTTGATATTTAAACTCTACTGTTTTAGACCTTTTAATCATCAAGAACATATCAGGAAATGATAAACAACCTTCTTTCATAAGTTCTGTTTCTTGTGAAACTTTTGTCAATTCAGGATTAAAGTATGCGATATTTGATGGAGTTTTATCTCCTTCATGCATAGTTCTCATAACAAAAACTCTGTAAGGTAATCCTACTTGATTTGCAGAAAGGCCTAACCCACCAAATTTATCCATCGCTTCACCCAAGTTCTTAGCAATCTCTTTGGGGTCTTCCGGTGGGTTATCAAAATCGAACTCCGGTGGTGGAGTTCGTAATACCTTTGAAGCCTCTTCTATAAGTTTATACATCATATATTATTTATCAGATTCTTCTCCATGACCTTTCATAAAATATGGGTAAGCTTTTGAACCTGTTTCCCACATATCTGAACCACCAACTTCTTCTTGTTCACCAACTCTGATACCTACAGTCTTGTTTAATATCCACCATAATAGATATGATGTAGAGAAAACAAATCCAAATATTGTGACTGTTCCATATGCTTGATGTAAGAAACTTGCATCTGCGTTTAGTATTGGGACTAACATAAGTCCTAAAACACCTGCGACACCATGAACTGATATTGCACCAACTGGATCATCACAACCTTTTCTTTCTATCCAACTCATAACAACAGGCATCATTACTCCACCCAATGAACCATATAGTAATGCGATTAAAGGTGAAGGTGTTAATGGGTCAGCAGTTATAACTACTAGACCTGCTAATGCACCATTTGTTGTGGCGTTTAAGGCAGTCTTACCTAACCACAGTTTAGATAATATCATTGCAGATAAAAGACCACCAGCAGCGGCAGTATTAGTGTTTACAAATATCTTTGCGACTGCATTTGCGTTCTCTACACCATCTATTGCAAGTTGTGAACCACCATTGAATCCAAACCATCCCATCCACAAAATGAGTGTGCCTAATGCGACTTGAGCCGCATTGGAACCGTGTATTGGTTTAGGTGTTCCGTCTTTTAAGTATTTACCCTTTCTTGGTCCAAGTATTAAAACTCCTGCAAGTGCGGCTGAAGCCCCAGCCATATGAACTATGCCTGAACCTGCAAAGTCAAAGAATCCTCTCTGACTCAACCAACCACCACCCCATGTCCAAGAACCTTGAATTGGGTATATAATTGTGGTGAAGATAGCGGCAAACAATAAGAATGTCCACAGTTTCTTTCTTTCTGCGACTGCACCTGATACAACTGACATTGCAGTTGCGACAAATACTACTTGAAAAAAGAAATCAGAATACATCGAATGTGTTTCTATATCTCCCCACCCATACATAAGGGAATAACCCCCTACTAAAAACCCTACAGATGCGACACTATAAAGTGCAACATTCTTTAAGAGTATTTCTATAACATTTTTACTTCTAACTGAACCCGCTTCTAGCATGGTAAAACCGGCTGCCATCCACATGACTAATACGCCAGACATTAAAAAGTAAAATGTGTTTAATGAATATGATAAATCCATTATTTTCTCCTTTATTATGAAATTGATATACGACTAAAGTTTTTATATTTTTCGAAACGAATTACTTCTTCGAACTTATCGTATAACTCTCCTCCCTTATGGGAAATAATAAAGGCGTTTGTTTTCTCATTCAATGAATTCAATAACTTTAAAAAGTCATCGGTTCCTTGAGCATCTAAAGAACTATCAAACACCTCGTCTAATATAAGTATGTTTGTATTTACTGAGTTCTTAATTCTTGCGACTGCTCTCCATGTGAAGAGTAATGCAAGGTCAATTCTCATCTTCTCACCTTGTGAAAAGTTATCATACTTAAATACATCTCTAAATCTGGATTTGATTGTTTCTTCAAATGCTTCATTCAATTCAAACCCAACATAAAATTCTAAATTGGCCAGATACTTGTTTATCATCTTATTCATTACTGGAACATATTGTTTAATAATTCTCTGCCTCACCCCTTGGTCTCTTAATAGGGTTGTTGCGAGGTCGTAGTAATGTTGTCTATCAGTTAGACTTTCTTTCTTAATATGTAAAGTATCTAAATCATCTTCTGCTGTGGTCAATTTATCATGAACATTAGCATCAACAGAAGTCTCATTCTTTAAATCTTTAATCTCTTGATTCAATTTGTCTATGTATTTCTGATTAGATAAAATCTCTGTTTGATGTAATCCAATGTTTCTTTGCAGTTTTTCTATTTCATCTTGAATAAGATTTATTCTTTGGATTTCATCGTGGCAGGCATCGATTGTTTGAGCAATCTCGTTGAGCGCCTTCTGGATTTCATTCGATTTAGCTTTTCTTTCCTTAATGTGTTTCTTCTTGTGTTCTTCATCTAACCCTTGTTTACATGTTGGACAATCATCGTTCTCTTGATAGAATAAGACATCTTGGTCAGCTTTAGCTCTGGCTTGTTCCAATTGTCTTTCTAAATCTAGTGTCTCAGTTAATCTATCTTCATTTGATTTCTTATTAGTTATGCCTTCTTTCTTTTTATCAATCTCTTTATCTTCTTGAACAACATCATTCATAACCTTTTGTATATTCTCTTGTGTCTCCTTTATGGTATTCTCATACTTCTTTATCTTCTTATCACGAGATTTTTGTAAGAGACCCATTTGTTCATTTAGACCATTTATTCTTTCTTCTAACAATTCAATCTCATGGTTTGTTTCTCTTACATCTACATTATGTTGTGTGACTTTCTTCTTTAATATATCCTGCATTGTAGAAAAGATTGATATGTCTAGTAAATCTTCCACAAGTCTTCTTCTCTCTACCGACTTTAACTGCATAAACGGAGTAAAGTTAGCAGAACCTAATACTGCGACTTGGGTAAATGAACGATAGGACATCTTAAGAATGTTCTTCTCTAAATGTTCTTGATAATCTCTCATCGTTGCATCTTGATTGATTAATGAATCATTGACATATAACTCAAACTTATTTGGTTTAGCGCCTCTTATAACTTTATATAATTTTCTTCCAATCTGAAATTCTATCTCTACTATCAACTCTTTACCATTGATAGAATTAACCAACAAGTCTTTCTTTAAGTTTCTAAACCCTTTTCCATATAAACCAAAACATAATGCATCTAACAATGTAGATTTACCAGCACCATTATCACCAACAATAAGAGTTGTTTGCGACCTGTCTAAGTCTATGGAAGTAAAAGTGTTTCCTGCCGATAACAAATTCTTGTATCGGATCTTTTTAAAATTAATCATAGATAATTATGTTCGTCTAATGCTTCATTATATAACGAAGTCATTAATTCGAATAGGGGTTTTTTCTGACCTTGTATTTCTAGTCCATCAATATACTTTTCTAATATAGTAAGAGTGTCTTCTACTCCTTCTAATTCTTTATCGTCCATTAAGTCCATATGTTTATGGTCATCTACGACAACAACATGCAATGGATTAGCGGCATGTAATTTGTCGACCATAGAATCAAACCAATATGGATTGTCTTTATTGACTACTATCATCTTCACAAATTTGCCTGTGAATTTACTGTAATCTTTATTTGATATTGTTTCAAAAGTTTCTTTTGTATCATCATAGAATAACTTTTCGAACATAGTTAATGGATTATGAACAGGAGTTATTTCTCTTGTATCTGTATCAAATATGTGGAAGTATTTTTCATCTCCATAATCTGACCATGTGAATTGCATCTGACTTCCTAGATACCTGATATTCTTAAGTTCTGATTTTTGATGAAAGTGACCACTATAAACTTTGTCGAATCGTTTTAAATATGTGTGGTCTAGACCATGTTGACTTGTCATTCCAGGCATCATTAAAGCGCCCTCTATTTCGAAATGACCAAAACATGTATCTGCATTGGCATTTAATAAGAAGTCTACACTATCTGCATAGTTCTCATTATTAATCCAAGGAACAAGTGCAAGATTAACTCCATCGTATTCTCTTACTGTAGGTTCTGTTATAACACTTATATTATCGTGTTCGAACAATAATAAGTCTGGTGAGTTTACTTCATTGGTATTCTTATAATAGGTATCATGATTACCAATAATCAAGTCCATAGTAATACCCCTTTCTAGCATAGGGTCTATAAAATGTTCTCTATTTGATTTTAGACTTGCAAAGTTTACATACTTTCTTCTATCGAAGTAATCTCCGAGATGTAAAATGTGTCCAATGTTATTTTCATCGAGATATGGGAAGAATACTTCCTCATAGAATCGGCCTTGATATTTGGCCATCTCTAACATATCTCCTCGAACACCTGCATGAGTGTCGTTGAGTATCGCTATTTTCATTCAGTAAATTTATCTAAGCCTTTATCTTTCTGTACTTTTTTTCGTTTTGATTTTCTTGGTTCGTATTGAACACGGTTCATATTGTCTTGCATCCACTCAACATTAGTATTATGCATACCAGAAGTATCGCCATCTATTGTATCGAATGTATGTGCGGTGATATCTGATATTACTTGTTGCTTAATGAAAACTTGTTTCTTCTCTTTCTGTATCCTTCTTAGAAAGGCGTAATAACAAATTTGTGTAATATATGCAAATGCGTTGTTAGATTTTTCTACATTGAAGTTCTTAATATACTGAATACAATTCTCGATTGCATCACATATCATTTCATCTCTGTAAGTGTAGTTTATAAAGTTTGGTCGTGTAGATAGTCGAGTTGCAATCTTATAGATACACTCTCCTATGTAATTTGACATTTGTGGTGGGGTTCTGCCCTCTTCCTCGGCGAGTTTAACGGCGGCGTTATGTTCGGCGACTGCGGCTGTGAACTCTTTGTTATTAACATAATGTTCACTTTGTTTTTTAGTTTTTGCCATGTGGTCTATTATACTAGGGTTAATGCTATAATGTAAGGGGTTTTTCTCCCTTATTTTTATTTATTTATTTTAAAAACCCCCTTGTTATAAGAAGGATTTCGTGATATTATAGCTTTGTGCCAGCGGATAGGATAGCTATTAGCAGTCTAATGGAAATAGACTACTCCTATTATATATCCACAAAAGAAGAAAGCAGCTGCCCATACTGGCTCCTGCTTACAAAACTCCCATATATTGGCCCAATAGTCCAAAAACTCTTTCATCTAGAACCTCCAAGTTGCTAGGTACATTATTCCAAATGGTAATAATATTGGAAGAGTCAATAGTGTTAGGAACTCAAGTTCTTTGATGATTCTTGGTAGAACTTCTCTTGGGTCTTCAAATTCGCCCACCATGCTCTTCGCAATGTTTAAAATTGCCGTGGTCATGGTTTCTCCGTTATTAATAGTAATTATAATTGTATATTCACGAGAATTATACACAATCTATTTAGTAAACTTTTTGTTTTAAAATAACAACTATGTGTAAAATAATATTATAATGAAGAGTGACCCACCTATGCCGTAGACAAGAGTGCCTACAACCCATACTGGTATTTTGTCAAACATTAGTAGATTGTTTCGTGACAGATTAAATGTCTTGGTGAAGTGCCGGTACAGACTTCAATGGTATCTCTTTTCATCTCTTTTTTCTTTTCTGGTGTCGCAACTGTTTGAGTTGAAGCACAACTAACTGCAAAGATTACTAAGAATAGTATACTTAAAAATTTCATCGATTCCTTAGATTTAAAATTAAACACAGGTGTATTACCTGAGTAATACAGCAGATATTTATAAACTAATGAATCTTATCGAAAAGCCCATATTCCAGCAGCTGTAAAGTAAACAAACATGAAAGCTATTGTTAGCCAACTAGTTGTATCGTCCCAACCTGCAAGTGGTTTAAATTTGTATTCTTTATTCATTTCCATTTAGTCACTCTTAAAAGTAACCATTCGAGAATTCGAATGAGTCGAGCTTTGATTTTCATCAGTGAAACTTCTTTTTGTCTTTGGGTGGTAATGCGTATTTGAATTCTTCGAAATCATCTTCTGTCATATCTTCTAACATTTCTTCTATGAATTCTGCATCTGGTGCTGAGAATATCGCCTTCTCATCTTGTAGTAATCTATCTATGTGTCTTCTCATCACCTCTTGCACTTTTAAATCTTCTGCGTTGGCCAATGGTATAGATTTATTCTCAATCATATCCATCCACTTAGAAGATGCATTATCGTAATAAGGAACGAATTGTTCGTTCATTAGATTTCTATGAACTATTTCAAACTTCGGTATATTGACTTTCTCTTCAGCACTTAATGGTGCATAAGGATAAAACACTGCATTAGTTCTTGGTGTACCTGGAATTAAAGACAACTGACATATCATTGGTAATGTTATCTCAATTGTGTCTCCTAAGTCTCTGGTCATTCCAACAACTTCAGCACCATTCTTAAGTTTGATAACTTCGTATCTTTCAGGTATTAAATCTGATGGTATTGCCATTTACTTAAGCTCGAATTGTTTGAGTTCATAAGGAAAATTCTCCTCGTTATAAGTATTTATGCGTTCCTTTAAGTGAACAAGGGTATAATTTTGATACCCTAAGTCGTCTGCGATATCAAATAACCTCATACTATCTTTACCTTCCACTTTACGAAGACCCCTACCAATAGACTGTAGGTTTCGTATTCTTGACTTGGAAGGACTTGCAAAAACGATATTATCAATTCGTTTTATATTAATACCTGTCGAAAAAGTTCCATATGATGCAAGTATAGTATCTTCTTTATTTCTCTCAACAATTTCTCTAACTGACTCTCTATCTTCTGTATCTGTTCCACCATAAACATAATGTAAGTTTCCACCCATGTCTGCATTAGACATCATATCAAATAACTTTACACCATGTTTTTCAACAAACTGGAACAGTACAAGTGTGTTTCCCTTTAAACTCTTAACTAAATTCAATATGAACATATTTCTTTTCTCATTAGAAACAAGATAGTCCATCTCTTCTTGATATGACATTTTCTTCATTTTGGTATGACATAGTATGACACAATCAATATTAATTTGTGCAATTGTTCCCTTTTCCATAAGTTCGGAAGATGATACAACTTTCTTAACAGGTCCAAACAAACCTTCTAACTGTAGTCTATGAACTTCTGAACCATCTAATGTTCCTGTTGTACCTATTCTAATTGCAGTAGACTTCATCTTCTCTAAGATACCTTTAAGTGTTGTTGCCTTAAATAAGTGTGCTTCGTCTCCGACAACCATGTCGAATGTTTGCATTACCTTCTTGGGTGCTTTACTAAATGATTGCCATGTAGTAATTGTTATAGGTGCATCGAACACTTCTTGACCATGATATATCTTACAGATAGGTTCTTTATAACCATACTCTACAAAATCTTTCGCCATTTGTTCTACTAATGATGTTGTTGGAACTATGATTACAGTTTTCTTATTATAGTATCTTGCCAACATATAAATGATTAATGATTTACCACTTGCAGTTGGAGATAAAAGAAGTTGTCTGCCATATTGCACAGCAGTTCTAAATGCTTCCATCTGATAATCTCTAGGTGAGAAAGGTAAATTTAGTTCTTCTATAAACTGATGCAACTCTTCTGTTGCTCTTTGTTTCTCTCCTATTACATCTTCTATACCACTAAAATCGAAACCTCTTTCTCTACAAAACTCGTCAACATAGGGTAATAGTCCTATGTAAATCTTACGAGTTTTTATTGAAAACAGTCTGACTTTGCCATCCCAATACTTATTTCTATAAGAAGGCATGAACTTAGCATTTGGAACTGTAAACGAAAAGAAGTCGTATAAGTCTCGTGCAAGACCATCGTCACATTCGACTTTCATAAAACATTCGTCTACCTTTGAGACGATAACTTGATTAGACATAGGGTTGACCATGATACCAACTAACTAGAGATACTCTTGTTCCTCGTGTCACCGGCGTGACTTGGTGATGCACAAATGAAGGAAATACGATAAGTGTTCCTCGTGCCTTTGCACTGAAAGGTGCTGTCTTGATATATGGATCCACATTGATGTTCTGAGAACCTGTTGCTTTGAGTTTATCAAATAAGCCTGCTGGTTCAATCCATTGAAAGTTGCCTCCCTCATATTCATCTGCATCTGATAATTGAATTGTTGAACTAAGTTTTCTTCTTCTACCACCAGGCGATTGGTCACCTTCACCGGCATCTGTATGCCATGTATAGAAATCTCCTGTGACTGGTTCATCTGGTCTATGTTTGTAAATTGTATATTGATGATTTTCTACATGGTCCCACTGATGCAACCAATCTGCATCTATACTTGCTTGATTTACTCCATCTGTAATTCTTTGTTGAATCTCATTGGGCATGACACTGTGCTCTATCCATTTAATTTCTGATTGTCTAATGTACCTATCATCATTACCTTCCAATGGATCAGGTGAATCTGGATCCACATCTTTATTACCAATAAGACCTGGAAGAGTTTCTATTTGATTTGCAACTGCGTGTATCTTATCAACTTCGTGTGGTGTAAAATAATTAGGAAAGACTACACAATATTGTCTTAATATCATTATTGACCCGCCATAAATTTGCGCCATTCAATGGTGTTTCTGATTGTTTGATGTCTCCATGTGATATTATCCATACATCTCTTAATGAAGTCTACAGTGACTTCAAGATATTCTATTTTAGATTTTAATTTAACTAAATCTTCATCTGAATTGAAGAAGTAATTCATATCATTCTTCATGATTTTAAGACCATCGAATGGGTCTTTTTGCCAACCAAACTTCTCTATAGTATCGTCATCTAACTTACCTGTAAACCACAACCACTTATACTTTAATAGTTCGTTGTAGTCAGTGTTTAACTTCTTAAGTAGTAATACTTTGTTGGTTAGTTCGTCTGAATATTTTGCGTGGAGTTTGGGAACTTCTAAAGATGCAGAATCAAGTTCTATATCATCAATAATGCAATCCTTTTCCCACTCAGCTTTAAGTTCTTGTAAGTTCATAATATACCATTATAACACAATATAGTAGTATTTATAAGGGGTTTTAAGACTTGGTTGCTATGTCGTAGTATGAGAATCTAAATGATACATTAACTAGTGCTGGTTCTGCATCAGCACCAGATTCTAGTTCAATTGAACCTAATGCAATAGGAAATGCATCATGGAATCTAATATATCTGTTTGCGATATTTTTATTTGTGTTGATAACTAGTGTTATATCTGAGTATTGATTTAAGTCATTTGCAGTAGATTGTAAAACATTTGTACCTGATTTTGCAGTTCCGGTAAATGTTCCATACAATTCTGGATCACTTAAAGGAACTATAGAGTCTATCCAATTGTATATCTCTACAAAGTTCTGTAAGTCTTCGTCTACTAAGAATGATACTTCTAATGTATCGAATGATGCCTTATCGCCTGGAAAGAAAGCTTCTAAACCAACACCAGCAGGTTGAACTGTTTCTCCAAACTGAACACCTGGTATGTTTACTGTTCTAACATAATATTCTACAGTAGGGACTTTATCTATTAGAAGTCTAAAGTTATTTTTATTTAGAATCGATTTGTTTATATCTGTTTTTATACCCATGCTACTATTTATGCAAAAGGGGACCGTAGTCCCCTTTCTTAGTTAATAAAAGTATTTACTTCTCATTAACGAACTCATTCAACTGTCTAGCAGTCGCAATGACTTCTTCCGTAGAAACGAATTGGTCACCTAGTGCCCTTTTATCGTTTGGGAAGTTTTCATTGTGAATACCAATAGCCTCATTATCTCTGTAGAGGTTTCCTTCTAAGAGACCTTGTGCTTGGTTTAGTAAGTCGGCTCTGATTTCGAAGCCTGATTTTGGTTGTGACATAATTTCCTCCTGTGTGTATGTGTGTTATGTCTGTATCTTAATGATACTTTATATTTAGTGCATAAAAAAAGGGGTCTCGAAAGACCCCTTTTAACTTTGAACTGTAGTTCTACTACAATAGAGTTTCTTACATAATGTTAGAAACTACCATTTTTCTGTAGTATTGGTTAGTTCCATCAGTCGCAAGACCGTTAGCAGGTGTAGCACCTACGAATGGGTTTGAAACCATTCCGTATCTTGTTTTGAAACCGATTTTAGGTTGGAAAGTATTTTCGCCAACAGCACGAACCATTTGTAATGGAACATATGGGCAATAGAACATACCAGCGTCATAAGGGTTAGTACCTCTATAACCAACTGTCATGTAGTCTGCGCCAGCATATGGATCAACATATACTTTAACTCTTCCGTTAAGAACACCGGCGAAAGTATTGCCTGTGTCATCAACATTCAAGTTAGTGGAAAGTGCAGGTGCGTAATCTAATACACCAGCCATTGAAAGAGCAGATGCAACATCACTTGAGCAAAGGATAAAGTTACCTTTTCCTCTACGAGTTTCTTTTGCAATTGTGTTTGATTCTCTTTCGATTTGGAACAATAAACCTTTGAACTTCTCAACTGACCATCTTCCGTTAGCGTCAACATCTAAGTTGAAAGTACCAGCAGTTGCTGTTGCGGCTGCACCAGTTTTTGCTTGGTTGTTTACTTCCCTTACAACTTCTCTGTTAATCTCTGCAAGTATTTCACTTGAAAGAATGTTTGCTAACTCAGATTCAGCGTCAAGACCGTGGATTGCTTTTAAGTCTTGTGCAAGTTCTAGAGTGTATTCTGCTTTTAATGCTCTGGATACAGCAGTCACAGTTGATTTTTCAATTGTGAATGACATTTCAGCAAATGCGTTATTAGCGGCATCGCCTAATGCTTCAGCTGTAGCTGTGCTCATACCAGTAGAAGTAGCGTTTTGATACGCACTACCACCAGCAAATGGATCACCTTCTGGATCAGCATCAACACCAGCGTTGTCAGTGTTAGCTGCGGCTGAATGAGCAGTTCTCGGCTCATTAACACCCATAGCTTCTGAATTTGCTAATCTTGTACCTGAAGGGTAATCTTGGTATCTTGCTTTCATAGCGAAGATAAGTCCTGTAGGACCAGTCATTGGTTGAACACCACAAATGTCGTAAGCAACGAGATTTGGCATAGCTCTTCGAACTAGTGAAATTAGGATAGGATCCCAATTACTAATTCCAGTGCCAGTAGCATTTAAAGGTGCTGCTTCCTCAAGAGTTTGGCGGTCTTCTGCAAGTGCCTTCTCTTGGTTTTCTAGGATTACAGCAGTGACGGCTCTTTTGTAGTTGTCTTCGATTTTAGGTAAATCGGAGTGCTCTAGAATAGGGCTCCACTTTTCTTGTAAATTTTCTGATAAAAACATTTCTGATTTCCTTTAAATTTAACCTAATGGTTGTAGTTTACTAATTGCAGATGAATACTGAGTCATAGTAGGATCTAGAACAGTTTCTTCACTTGAAGTAAATTCACCAGTTCCTTCTTCTACTCTCGTTTCTTCTGCGATGTCTTCTTCTTTTGGAAAGTAAGCATTCTTAAGTTCTTCAACTTTATCACTAAAGTCTTCAGCACTTGTGAAGTCTACACCTTCTGCAAGAGAAACCATCTTCTCTGTTTGTGATTCAGTTAGGTCATTACATGCCTCTCTAATCACATTGCCTCTTTTGAGTTGGTCGTTCTCAGCAACTACATCCATATTCTTCTGGACTTCACTGTCGAGTTTTTCTTCCATCTCATCAAGACGATTTGCGAGTTCATCAATAACATTGTACTTATCTTCTGGAACTTCAACATAATGTTCTACGAACAATGTTTTAAGTCCTTCGATGAAGTTATCTGTCATTTCTGACCTCAAACCTCTTTCGATTGCAAGTTCGTTTTCTTTCGTCCACTCTTCTGCACAATAGGATAGATATTTGTCAACGGCCTCTGCGAGGTCTTCTTTGACTTTATCTACTGAGGTTTCTAAATTCTTCTCGTAAGTTGTTTCTAATTCTTCTTTGATTTCAGCAACTTTTGAAGATACAGCGGCTTTGAAGATAGTTCTTGCTTTCTCAGAATTTTCTTCTGATAGTTCAAGTGCTTCTGAGATTTTCTCTAGGTCGTCTTCTATTTCCATCTCAACTAACTCAGACTCAACTTCTGTAGACTCTTTAGTAGTTTTCTTTTCATCAACTTCTTCTTCGTCTTCATCATCTTCGTCTTCGTCTTCTTCTTCGTCACCTTCGTCTTCTTCTTTAGCTACTTTTTCTTCAAGCTTCGAATAAGTTTCTGCAACTGTTTCTTCGTCTGAACCCTTTAAGAATTCTACGATATTTCTTGCAATTTCTGCTTTAGTCAAGGATTCGTCAACCTCTTGAGTTTCGTCCTCAGACTGTACCATTTCTGAATACATAGTCTGTAAGTCTTCTTTACTCATATCCTTCATAGTGTTGACCATAGCCTTGATTGTTTGCATTTTGGAAGGAGCTTCTTCAGCGATTGTATCTTCTGAATCTTTATCTTCTTCCTCTTTTACTTTTTTCAACTTAGGTTGCTTCTCGGCAGGAGCTTCCCCTTTCTGTTGAGCGTCACCACTCACTTCTTTGGTTCCTTTCTCTGCACTTTTAATAGATGCAACTGCTTTGTCAACAGGATTTTCTTCTGGTTTGACGACTTCACCTTTACCACTTTCAATTTTAGCGGCATCAGATGAACCTTGCTTAACAGGTTTTGAGTCACCTTTTTGAGCTTTAGAATCTGGCTGAAGAGCCTCTTCTATTGCCTGTTCTAGGTTTTTTTCTAAATCTGCCATTTGTTTCTCCTGTTTGAGTTTTAGCTTAACTCTTTTATTTATATATTATAGGTTCTCTACGAACTTTTTCCATAAAATTAATTTGGTTTCTTCAAGTTTATTAAGCCTTGCAGCTTTTAAATCTTTCTGCATTTGTTCGGCGTCTTGTGCTTTAAGAATACCAGATTCATAGACCCACTCTACTCCTTCCATGATGCCTTCTACGAAAGCCTCTGGAGCGGAAGGGTCTGCAACGATATCAGCGGCAGTTGCCAATTGAAAATCGTCTTTAACATATTGAGCACCACCTCGTTGTTCTAGTGAACCTAGACCACGAGAAGATACTCCTAGTTTTGCACCGTCATTAATCAGATTTCTTACAATCTGACCGTTTGGTGTTGATAAAATCTTTGCTCTCCCCATGAAGTTATTACCATCTTCTTCTAGTTTGGTAATCATGTGAGATACTTTGTCTAAATTGATTGTTGGACCGTCTGGATGTCCCAACTCACCGAATGCTCTGTCTTTTTTTACGAACTCTTTTACATATCGGTTTACTTCTTTTGCCATTACGGCTTTAGGGTATACACGACCATTTCTGTTTTTTATTTCTGCCTGCATGAATACTCCTTCTATGAAGTATTCTTTTTCACCCTTTTCGTTCTCTTCGACTATTACAGGTGCGACTTGATAGTCTGTAAATTCTGATATTAATTTCATGTATTTGACTCCCTAATTACTGTTAGTATATCATGTTTTGAGATGTCTTCTTCACCCATCTGTCTAATTACATTCTTAATATTCTTCATCTCTTTCTCAGCAGCCTTCATATTTATATATGGGTCTCCCATTGAAACACCATCTATATAGACATGAACTTTGCCTCGTTTATCCTCTCCGAACCTTATGTCGAGAGTTTTACCGGCGACCTTTTGAGTCTCCTTCTTAACTTCTTTCTGGTCACGAGGAAATTTAAACTTTGCCTCATTCAGAATCGTTATTATCTGTTCCCAAGTCTTCGCCATTGTTCCAATCTACTGACATTTCAACTCTTTTCATGTCGACAGCGTCAGCAGCCTTTTGTTTGATGCCTTGATTTATAGTTTCTCGTGCATCGTTTAATTTACCAGATTCAATCTGGTCTACTATCTGTTTACTAATTTCTGACATTAGAATTCATCTCCTTCTTCTTCACTATGTCCCTCACTATCCATTTCGCCTTGTATTCTAGCGATATCGTCTTCTGAGAAACGAAGTATATGTTTTCTGATATATTCATCAGAAAAATACTTACCAACAAATGATTCTGCCTGTGAAAGAGTATCTAATCTTTCTCTGATAATTTCTCCCTCTTTCAATTCTTGGAAGTGATTATCTGTCGCAAAATCATAATATATAAAATCTTTAAATGCATCGAACTCTTCTCCTGACACAATGTTTTTCAATATCATTTGTGTTCTGAGTAAATCTGTAAAGAGTCTTGCAAACTTAGTCTGTAATCTCTTTGTGAACTTATTAAACTTAAGTTCATCTCTAGATATCTCAGATGCCCTACCCATATTGAAACCATTATCAGCTTCAAGTCTTGAGATAGGTACATTTAGAGAACGATACAACTTCTTCTTGAAGTATTCTATATCTTCTATCTCTGAAAGATTCATGCCACCTGGAAGAGTTTCAATCTGAGTTCCTCGACCTCCCTCTCTTCTAGGTAACCAGAAATCTTCCAACATTGACATGTGGCGTCTATCATCTTTGATTTCGCCTGTATCTGCATTATAAACAAGTTTATTTCTATACTTGTTCATAGTATCTGCAAGATACTGTTCTGCCTTTGCCTTTGGAAGGTTTCCTACATCAATGTAGAAAATTCTTCTTTCTGGTGCCCTTGAAATCCTATAGATAACAAGTGCATCTTCCATCATTGATAACTGATTCGCAGTCTTCAATGCTTTGTGTAAGTAACCTATGACTACATTCTTAGTGTAATCTAACATACCAGAAGTTGTATAACTTACTGCCTCTGGTGCGATTCTTACTGTAGAGCCTTCACTGGCACTACCTTTATCGAAACCTTTATCGCTGAAGATATAAAACTCTTCAACTTTCTTTATTATATCAATCTTGGTTTTAGCGTCTTTCTCTTTCTCGACATTTCTAACCTTCTTGATTTTCAAGGGGTCGACATTTCTTATATCAACCATACCTTGCTGTGGTCTTTTACTGTCAACGACTTTATGGAAATAAATCCTGCCGTCAACATACCACTTTCGGAATAGTTCATGAGAATTTTGATGAAATTTCATTAAGGAGAGAATCCCCTTAAATTCGTCATGCATCTTGGTTTTGATGCTGTCTGACAATTCTACATCTCTTAAGTCTAATGAGACTATTCTATCTTGGGTATCTGAAACTATACATTCATTTACTATATCTTCGATAGCAATATCACATTCTGGAACCAGAGATGTTTCACGGTATCTTGTAATGAGTGCGACCTCATTCTTGATACCGCCTTCCATATCAATATAGGAACCATATGCTCCACCTGATATGAAACCACCTGGTGCTTGTTGGATAATGGGAGTTCCATCATCCTCAACAGGTGCAACAAAAGAAGCCGCTGACTTCTTTGCTACATCTTTTACTCTTAACTCGTCTTTCTTACGAGTGATTTCAAACCCAAAAATTTCCATAATAATATTTATAACTCCCTAAAGGGGGAGTTATTCACTAAATTAAAGGACTCTTTCCCAATGAGAATACTGGAATTCAACATCAAAGGTCTCCAATGCATCGACTGTCTCATATGATAAGTCAATAGCACCTATAGAGGTTGGAAACATGTTAAAGAATTCGTATCTCGCAAGAACTGAGTCGTCTTTATTTAATTGTTCAACAAATGCTCTGTCTACTAAGTAGTCTAATGAAGTCATACCTTCACCACTGTCTAGTTCTTGGATGTCTGTTTGCCAAGACTCTAAGGCAGTTCTTGATGAAAATTCTATATCATTAATTATTGTCACAGTCCAAGGTTCGAATGTTCTGTCTCCTGCGAGTTTCAGAATGTGTCCTCTAAACTGTTGTTCAAC